CTAGCGGTTCTTCAGGAACTAGCGGTTCTTCAGGAAGTTCAGGATCAAATGGAACTAGCGGATCGTCTGGAAGTTCTGGGTCTTCAGGAACATCTGGATCTTCTGGAACCAGCGGTTCTTCAGGAACTAGCGGTTCTTCAGGAACTAGCGGTTCTTCAGGAAGTTCAGGATCAAATGGAACTAGCGGATCGTCTGGAAGTTCTGGGTCTTCAGGAACATCTGGATCTTCTGGAACCAGCGGTTCTTCAGGAACCAGCGGTTCTTCAGGAACTAGCGGTTCTTCAGGAACAAGTGGGTCTTCAGGAACTAGCGGTTCTTCAGGAAGTTCAGGGTCTTCTGGAACTAGCGGATCGTCTGGAAGTTCTGGGTCTTCAGGAACATCTGGATCTTCTGGAACAAGTGGGTCTTCAGGAACTAGCGGTTCTTCAGGAAGTTCAGGGTCTTCTGGAACTAGCGGATCGTCTGGAAGTTCTGGGTCTTCAGGAACATCTGGATCTTCTGGAACCAGCGGTTCTTCAGGAACCAGCGGTTCTTCAGGAACTAGCGGTTCTTCAGGAACAAGTGGGTCTTCAGGAACTAGCGGTTCTTCAGGAAGTTCAGGGTCTTCTGGAACTAGCGGATCGTCTGGAAGTTCTGGGTCTTCAGGAACATCTGGATCTTCTGGAACAAGTGGGTCTTCAGGAACTAGCGGTTCTTCAGGAAGTTCAGGGTCTTCTGGAACTAGCGGATCGTCTGGCACTTCAGGAGTGGGTAGTTCATATTCATTATATGAAACTTATACTCAAGTATCACATGGATTTATATTAGGAGACGTTATACGATTTGATACGGGAACGTGGTATAAAGCATTAGCAGATTCGGCGCAAAATGCAGAAGTATTTGGTATAGTTCAATTAGTAAATGGTGATTCTTTTGATATTGTTTTCGAAGGAAAAGTTACTGGTTTAAGTGGTTTGACAATTGGTGTCGTTTATTTTCTATCTCCAACGGTACTTGGAGCAATAACATCAACTGAACCATCCACTATCACTCAGATATCTAAACCAATATTAATAGCCACATCATCTACTACTGGAAATATACTAAGATACAGGGGTATAATAATTAGTTAAATAAACATTTGTTAAGTCACGACCATAACAATAAAAGTGTAAAATAAATATATAATATGAGCAGCTATACAGCATTCCAAGTAAGAAATGGTACATCTGGATCAAGCGGCACTTCAGGATCTTCTGGATCAAGCGGTTCATCTGGCACAAGTGGTTCGTCTGGAACAAGCGGTTCATCTGGTACAAGTGGTTCATCTGGCACAAGTGGTTCGTCTGGAACAAGCGGTTCATCTGGTACAAGTGGTTCATCTGGCACAAGCGGTTCTTCTGGTACAAGCGGTTCTTCTGGAACGAGTGGTTCGTCTGGCACAAGCGGTTCTTCTGGTACAAGCGGTTCTTCTGGAACGAGTGGTTCGTCTGGCACAAGCGGTTCTTCTGGTACAAGCGGTTCTTCTGGAACGAGTGGTTCGTCTGGCACAAGCGGATCTTCTGGTACAAGCGGTTCTTCTGGCTCTTCTGGAACGAGTGGTTCGTCTGGCACAAGCGGTTCGTCTGGAACAAGTGGATCTTCTGGAACAAGTGGATCTTCTGGAACAAGTGGATCTTCTGGCACAAGCGGATCTTCTGGTACAAGCGGTTCTTCTGGAACGAGTGGTTCGTCTGGCACAAGCGGTTCGTCTGGAACAAGTGGATCTTCTGGTACAAGCGGTTCTTCTGGAACGAGTGGTTCGTCTGGCACAAGCGGTTCTTCTGGAACGAGTGGTTCGTCTGGCACAAGCGGTTCGTCTGGAACAAGTGGATCTTCTGGAACAAGCGCCAACGCTTCAGGCACAACAAATACGATAGCCAAATTTACTTCTGCATCAGCGCTTGGAGATAGTAATACTACAGATGTTGTACATAGTTTATCTATTAATAGTGTTATTGTTGGAAGAGGTACTGGTAATGTTGTTAGTAATACTGCTGTTGGAAATACTGCATTAAATGCAAATACGACAGGTGCAAGTAACAGTGCATTTGGTTATCAATCTTTAAATTCAAATACAATAGGCAATCAGAATAGTGCTTTTGGTTATCGGTCATTATATATTAACACAACAGGTAATTATAATACCGCTGTTGGTCATAATGCTTTATATTCTAATACATTTGGCGTATATAACACTGCTGTTGGTCGTACATCAATGCAGTTAAATACAACTGGTAAAAATAACGCTGCATTTGGTTATAGTGCTTTAAAAAATAATACAGTTGGTAACAATAACAGCGCTTTCGGTTATCAATCTTTAATCTCAAACGTAAGTGGTACACAAAATAGTGCATTTGGTTATAGATCTTTATTTAGCAATACTATTGGTAATGAAAATAGTGCATTTGGATTTAAATCATTAAATAGCAATACTACAGGTAATTATAACACAGCCGTTGGACATTCTGCTTTATACGCCAATACATTTGGAATATATAATACTGCTGTTGGTCGTTCATCTTTATATAGTAATACCACGGGTAAATTTAACAGTGCATTTGGATATAGCGCTTTAAATGCTAACATTGTTGGTTCTAAGAATAGTGCATTTGGTTATAGAGCGTTATTTAGTAACACTACAAATAATAACAGCGCATTTGGATACAAGGCGTTATATACAAATACAACTGGTTTCCTAAACAGTGCGTTTGGTTATAAAGCATTATTTTTAAATACTACAGGCATAGGAAATACAGCCGTTGGAAACAGCTCTTTACACAGCAATACAACTGGCAGTTATAATGTTAGCGTTGGTAATGGTACATTATATGCTAATACAATTGGTTCTAAAAACAGTGCATTTGGTTATGGTGTTTTACAATTTAATACGACGGGTGTTAAAAATAGTGGATTTGGTTATTATGCTTTAAGATCAAATACAATAGGTGTTAATAATAGTGCGTTTGGTTCTGACGCTTTAAGAGCGAATACAACTGGTATTGATAATAATGCATTTGGTTATTACGCTTTAAGATCGAATACAACTGGTAATTATAACGTAGCTATTGGTAATAGATCTTTAAAATTCAATACGTTTGGTTATAGTAATACTGCGGTTGGTAAAGATACTTTATATAGCAACACTACTGGTAAGAATAACAGTGCATTTGGTCATAATTCATTGCTTTATAATACGATTGGTGCTTCAAATAGTGCATTTGGTTATAGTGCATTAAACAATAATACCACAAACAATAATAGTGCATTTGGTTTTCAAGCATTAAAAGCAAATACAACAGGTTTTAGAAATAACGCATTTGGTTATAATGCTTTGAGAAATAATACAAGTGGTACTTATAATACAGCATTTGGTTATAGATCATTATTCAGTAATGTACTTGGTAGTCACAATGTTGCTATTGGTTCTGATGCTTTATATGCTAATACAACAAATTATAATACAGCTATAGGTTCAAGTGCTTTAGCAAATAATACAACTGGTATTAACAATTCAGCTGTAGGTTTTTATGCTTTGTTATCAAATACATTTGGTAATAGTAACAATGCATTTGGTTTTTATGCTCTAAGAAATAATACAACCGGTAGTGGTAATAGTGCATTTGGTTATGCTGCTTTAAGATTTAATACAACTGGTATTAACAACACAGCAGTTGGATATCAAACGTTGACTGCTAATACAACTGGTATTAACAATACAGCTGTAGGTTTACAAGCAATGTACTCAAATACAATTGGTATTCAAAATACGGCCATAGGTTATGGTGCTTTATATACAAATACGACTGGTAATAGTAACGTAGCAGTAGGATGGAATTCATTAGCTTCAAATACAATAGGTAGAAGACATACAGCTGTAGGTACATCAACTTTAAAAAATAATACTACAGGTACATTTAACACAGCATTCGGTTATTATACAATGAATGCTAATACGTCTGGATCAAATAACGTAGCTGTAGGATATCAAGCATCCAGACTAAATACATTAGGTAACAATAATAGTGCATTTGGTTATTTTGCTCTGTATAACAATACCACAAACAATAATAGTGCTTTTGGTTATAAAGCTTTATTTGCAAATACAACTGGTCTCAATACTGCTGTTGGTTTTAAAGCGTTGAGTCTTAATACAATAGGTAGTAATAATAGTGCATTTGGTACAGCCACTTTACAAAATAATACAATTGGTAACAATAATACAGCATTTGGTTGCACAGTTTTATTTAATAATATAACAGGCGCTAATAACAGCGCATTTGGTTATTCAGCTTTAATAAATAATACGACAAGTAACAATTCAGCTTTCGGTTATAGATCATTATTTAATAATACTATAGGTACTGTTAATAGCGCATTTGGTAAAGATTCTTTATATAATAATACTACTGGCAGTTACAATACCGCAGTTGGTTATTCAGCTTTGTATGGTAATACCACTGGTATTAATAATAGCGCATTTGGTTATCAAGCTTTGCTTAGTAACACTGGTGGACAAGGCAACACTGCTGTAGGAAATGCTTCTTTAAGAAATAATACAATAGGCGTTTATAATACAGCAGTTGCATCTGGCGCTTTATATTACAACACAACTGGTAACTATAATAGCGCTGTAGGTTTTTATTCTTTATTATTAAATACAACAGGTGCATACAATAGTGCATTTGGTATGTACGCAATGAGAAATAATACAGGCGGCGTTCGCAACAGTGCGTTTGGTTATGGAGCATTAGTTACTAATTCTGGTGGCGAAAACAATACCGCAGTTGGTTATTTGGCGCTTTATACTAATATAGCTAGTAATAATACCGCAGTTGGTTATAGAGCTTTATTTCTTAATACAACAGGCACTCTGAATGTAGCTGTAGGATACAGCGCTTTAGAAAACAATACAATTGGTCAAAGAAATAGCGCATTTGGTTGGGGATCATTAAAATTAAATACAATCGGTGGATTTAACAGTGCGTTTGGTTATTACGCTTTAAAATCAAATACAACAGGTAGTTATAATACCGCATTTGGTAATCAAGCTTTAGCTGTTAATGCAATAGGTGCAAATAATACCGCTGTAGGTTATCAGTCTTTACTTAGTAATACTATAGGTCAAAGTAATACTGCTGTAGGAACAAGCGCATTGCAAAGCAATACTATAGGTAACAACAATACAGCAGTTGGTCTAAGCGCTTTATTAAGTAATACAACAGGAATAAATAATTCGGCATTTGGAAAAGGCGCATTGCAAAATAATACAATAGGCACAGGTAATACAGCCGTTGGTGTTGCTAGTTTATTTTATAATACTAGTGGTGGAAATAATAGCGCATTTGGTTATAGTAGTTTAGTAAGTAATACGATAGGTGTTAATAATGTAGCAGTAGGTTTTAATTCATTATATTATAATACAACTGGTAACAATAATACAGCCGTCGGCAATGGAACATTACAAGCAAATACTAAAGGCGAAGGTAATAGCGCCTTTGGTCTAAACGCTTTATTAAATAATACCACGGGTAATTTTAACAGTGCATTTGGATTTTACGCTTTAAAATCAAATACAGTTGGCATAAGAAACGTTGCAGTTGGTAATAGAGCTTTACTTAATAATACAGCTGGTCAATTTAATTGTGCGATTGGATATGAAAATTTAGCTCAAAACACAGTTGGCAATAATAATACTTCATTTGGTTATACAACTTTGTATAGTAATGTTTCTGGAAATAGTAATACCGCTATAGGATATAATTCATTATTTTATAATACTACTGGTAATAATAATACCGTTGTTGGTTTTCAAGCTTTGCTTAATAATACTGTAAGTAACAACAGTGCTTTCGGATATAAAGCATTAAATGCTAATACAACAGGTCAGTACAATGTTGCTGTTGGATACATCTCATTACAATCAAATACCAGAGGATCTTATAATACAGCCGTTGGTTATAACTCGCTATCTGCTAACACGTTTGGTAATTATAATAGCGCATTCGGTTACAAAGCTTTAAATTCTAATACAACTGGTAATCGTAATAGTGCGTTTGGTTATAGCTCGCTAAGATTAAATACGATTGGTGTGCGTAATACTGCATTTGGTTATGCCTCAATGTTATTTAATACAACAGGTAGTTATAATGTGGCATTTGGCACAATGGCTTTATATGTTAATACAATTGGTACAGCAAATACTGCGGTTGGTTTTGAATCTTTATACAATAATACCACAGGCGCAAATAATACTGCTGTAGGACATAAATCTTTGCAAAATAATACAATTGGTCAGCAAAATTGTGCATTTGGTTATGGTTCTTTACAAAATAATACCACAGCAGGAGTTAATAGTGCATTTGGTTATAAAGCGTTATTATCAAATACTACTGGCACAAATAATACCGCTATTGGTGCAAATGCTTTACAAAGTAATACATTTGGTGGTTATAATGCAGCTTTAGGGCGTGCAACTTTATTTAGTAATACGACTGGTATACAAAATGTAGCAATTGGCGCTCTTTCATTATATAATAATACGATTGGACAATATAACGTTGCGGTTGGAGCGTATTCATTGTATTCTAATTCAACAGGTAGTCGTAATACCGCAGTTGGTCTTGCTGCGTTGGGAAATAATACAAGTGGTGTACAAAACAGTGCGTTTGGTTTTTATGCTTTAAAGTCTAATACCATAGGTCAAGCTAACAGTGCGTTTGGTTTTTATGCTTTATATACTAATACAATTGGTATTGCTAATAGTGCATTTGGTAGAGATGCGTTAGTTTATAATACCACTGGTAGTAATAATACCGCAGTTGGTTATAGATCATTATATGCAAATACAAGTGGTTTTAATAATAGCGCATTTGGTCTTTACGCTTTAAGAAATAACACAATAGGTACACATAATGCTGCTTTTGGGCGTGCTGCTTTACAAAGCAATCTAACAGGTCTTAATAATAGTGCATTTGGAAACTACGCTTTATTAAATAATAATGGAGGTTCTAGAAATTCAGCGTTTGGTAAAGAAGCTTTATATAGTAATAGTACAAGTGATAACAGCGCATTTGGTTATAGAGCTTTATATAGTAATACTACAGGTATATATAATTCCGCAGTTGGACGTAGTGCATTAGAATCTAATACTATAGGTATATATAATACCGCAGTTGGTCATTCAGCTTTACTTACCAATACTACTGGATCTTTTAATAGTGCATTTGGTTTTTATGCTTTGAAATTAAATACAACTGGCATAAATAATGTAGCATTTGGTTTTCAATCGTTAAGAGAAAACACTATAGGTAATAACAATATTGCAATCGGCAGAGATACAATGGTTTATAATACAAGTGGTACAAGTAATACTGCTATAGGGCATTCTTCGTTATTTACTAATACCGCAGGTAATCAAAATACAGCATTTGGTTATAAAACATTATATAGTAATTCTATAGGCGCTCAAAGTGTTGCTGTAGGCTGTAGCGCTTTATATAGTAATACAACTGGTTCTGCCAATAATGCAGTAGGTTTTAACGCATTATATAGTAATACAGTTGGTACAAAAAACAATACTTTTGGTTGGTATTCATTATTTGCAAATGTCAATGGTAGTTCAAATACAGCATTTGGTCACAGAGTATTACAAAATAATACCACAAGTGGTAATGCTGGATTTGGTTATATGTCTTTGTTTGCAAATACAATTGGAACAAGCAATGTAGCGGTAGGCGCGGCAGCTTTAACGAGTAATACTACAGGTAGTAATAATACTGCTGTAGGTCTAAGCGCTTTACATAGTAATACAATTGGTTATAGTAGTACCGCCGTTGGTTATCAATCTTTATACTATAATAATAGTGGCGCTCGTAACGCCGCTTTTGGTCATAGAGCTTTACATAACAATACAATAGGTGGGGTTAATAGTGCGTTTGGATATAATGCTTTATATAACAATACAATTGGCGACCAAAATACCGCTATCGGAAGAAGTGCTTTGGAGACGAATACTACTGGTAATAATAATGTAGCCGTTGGTTCTAACTCTTTACAGTTAAATACGATTGGAGCTAATAACGTTGCCGTTGGTTATTTATCATTATTCACTAATACAACTGGTAATAAAAACACTGCGGTTGGTGGTAATTCATTATATAGTAATACAATAGGCGCAAACAACAGTGCGTTTGGTTATCAAGCTCTTTATCATAATACTACTGGATCTTTAAATAGTGCATTTGGTTTTTACGCTTTAAAATCTAATACAATTGGTCAAAGCAATAGTGCATTTGGTTACAGAACATTAAGAAGTAATACTACAGGTAAAAATAATACAGCTTTTGGTTATCAATGTTTATATTATAATACAGTTGGTACAGGCAATGTGGCCGTTGGTTTTAACTCTTTACTTGATAATACTGCAAGTAATAATAGTGCTTTTGGTTATAAAGCTTTACAAAATAATACGACAGGTACATACAATGTTGCAGTTGGTTACGCATCTTTATTATCTAATACAATTGGAATAACTAATACCGCAGTTGGTTATCAAGCGCTAAATCTCAATACAACTGGCAGTGGAAATAGTGCATTTGGCACTAGCGCTTTGGAAAGAAATACAATTGGTGCAAATAATAGTGCATTTGGTTTTCAGGCTTTAGTATTTAATACAACTGGCGCTAGTAATAGTGCGTTTGGTAAATACGCTTTAAGAGCTAATACTACTGGCGTGTCGAATGTGTCAATAGGTCTTAATAATTTAATTGCAAATACAGTTGGCAATAGAAATGTTTCTGTCGGCAACGGAGCGTTATCAAGTAATGTCAATGGATCTAATAATAGCGCATTTGGTGATTATGCTTTGTTTGCAAATACAACAAACAGTAACAGCGCTTTTGGTTATAAAGCTTTATTTGCTAATACGACTGGTATACAAAATACCGCAGTTGGTTTTGCAGCATTACAAGCCAATACAATTGGTACAAACAATTCAGGATTTGGTTACAGAGCTTTAATTACAAACACTACAGGTGTTAATAATACATCAGTCGGTTCTGATTCATTAAAACTTAATACTATTGGTTCTAATAATGTTGCGGTAGGTGTTCAAGCTCTTAGAGAAAATACTACAGGCAATAGAAATACAGCAATTGGTATGCAAGCGTTAGTTATTAATACAACGGGTATTAATAATAATGCTTTTGGTTATTTGTCAATGTATTCTACAGTTGGTGCTGCGAATAATGTTGGAATAGGTAATGAAACATTAAGATTAAATGTAAATGGTATTGGTAATGTGGCAGTGGGTCATCAAGCTCTATATAGTAATACAACAAATTATAACAGTGCTTTTGGTTATAAAGCATTAAATGCTAATACGACAGGCACAAGCAACACCGCATTTGGCACTAGAGCTTTAACTACCAATACAGTTGGTAATAGAAATAGTGCGTTTGGATTTGATGCTTTAAGATATAATACGATTGGTAGTGGTAACAGCGCTTTTGGTTATAGAGCGTTAAGACAGGATACTACAGGTAGTGCTAATACAGGTTTTGGTTATCAAGCTTTATTTTATAACACAGTTGGTTCAACTAATACAGCCATTGGTTTTCACGCTTTACTTAATAATACTACAAGTGATAATACCGCCGTTGGTTATAACGCTTTAACTAGTAATACAACGGGTGCGTATAACGCTTCATTTGGAAGTATAGCTTTACAAAATAATACTTTTGGTCAAAGTAATAGTGCATTTGGCGTATTCGCATTAACAGCAAATACAACAGGTAGTAATAATACAGCAGTAGGTCGCAGTGCTTTGCCTAATAATACTATTGGCGTGTCTAATAGCGCTTTTGGTTATAGTGTTTTGCAAAATAATACAACTGGTATTGAAAATACAGCAGTTGGTCAAACTGGTGGTTATGACATAACAACAGGCAGAACAAATACATTACTTGGATTTAACACTGGTCGTGGTATTACCACAGGCAACTACAACACAATCCTCGGAGCAAACGTCACAGGATTAAGTGCCACAATTGCCAATAACATTATAATCGCTGACGGCCAAGGTAATAGAAGAATAAATGTTGATAGTAGTGGTAATGTTGGTATCGGAACAACAGGCCCAGCCACCAAACTAGAAGTCGTCGGCACAATTACTTGTACAACAATGATTGAAACATCAAGTGTTGTCGCCAAAACAAATGTCAAAAAGCTCACAAGTCAAACCGCCAAAATCGCCAAACTGTCGCCTGTATCATTTAATTACAAAAAAGACAACAAACGCAGTCTAGGATTGATTGCAGAAGAAGTCGCCCAAGTATATCCAGAATTAGTAGAATATGAAAATGGTCGTCCTTTAGGTGTAAACTATTCGAAACTAACTTCTGTATTGATTAGTGCAGTAAATGAGTTGGCCGCCGAACTCGCAGAGTTAAAAAAGCAATTAAATAAGTAACATAATAAATATATAAAAAAATATGGCAATTCTTAATCATGGTTCAACAATAAGAACAGCGGATGGTGGACAATCAGCAACAACCATAGTCACAGCCTCTAATATAGGAACTTATGGCGTAGCCGCTAATTCTACGTATTATGTTGGTACTACACAAAATGTTTTTAATAGAGCGAGCGGCGCACAAACATTAACTGGTGTTAGTATTGATGGTAATGCTGCCAATATAACTGCATATACAATTAATCAAAACGTAGGGAGTAGCAATAGTCCTACATTTGCCACATTACAATTAACAAGATTAAATTTTGGCGCTGATAACGCTCAACCGTGGACTGTTGGTGCTGGTGGAACCGCTGGAACCGGACTTACATTTGGTGGAGATTACACTTCCAGCCAAGCTTATAAGATATTTACCGCAATGGAGAATGTTGGCGGCAACTATTCTAAGCTCACATTAAACTGGCACACTGGAATAAGAATAGGGGCTTACTATGGCTACGGTGGGACTAGGTTTTATAATAATCTTGTCGGAGAAGGCACAGAAATTTTTTCAGTTGGAAATGCAGACAGTAATGTAAGAGTTGTAAATAATATTTATGCTCAATCGTTTTATGATATTACAAATACAGCGTATTATATTGATGCTGCCAGTACAAGCAATTTAGTCGGTTTAACTGTCGCCAACACAATCACTGGAAGCGTTAGTGGTAATGCTGGTACAGCAACTATATTACAAACAGCAAGAACTATAGGTGGCGTTAGCTTCAACGGTTCGGCTGCTATTAATCTTCCCGGTGTTAATACAGCAGGTAACCAAAACACATCTGGAACTTCCTCAAACATAACCGCTTACACAATCAATCAAAACGTAGGAACAGCTAATACGCCATCGTTTGCAGGTATAGTTTCATCTGCTGTTACTGGTTATGCTTACTTGCAAGTAGTAGATGTTAATAATTTTTGGATAACCCCTGGCAACGTTAATTGGGGTTTATATTTTGAAACAATTGCTGGTGGACTCTTAGGCGGATCAGGAGATTCGAATCGTTTGGGATTTGTTGGTGCTGGTGCGGCTCGTTTTTATGTTGATTTAAATAATGGTAATGGATGGTTTGGTGGATCGTTGACTGCTAATACAGATAGTCGCGCTCCTATTTTTTATGATAGTAATGATACTGCTTATTATGTTGATCCCGCTAGTAATTCTCGATTATTAAATCTTGGTTTAGGAAATGTAACTCCAGATTTAAGACTAAGCGTAAGCGGTGATGCTCAATTAAGTGGAATTCTTTATTTGGGCGGAACGGCTGGATCATATGGTAGTTGGGGATCTAGAACTTATACAACTTCAGGAATTTTGTATAATAATTCAAGCAGTGTAGAGTTTAATAATTATGGTTATGGTTCAACATGGACATTTACTCTCGGTGGTGGAAATGCCACATCGTCTGGTTCATTTCGTGCGCCGATATTTTACGATAGTGATAATACAGCATATTATTTAGACGCCGCAAATTCAGGAACATCTTTATTGGTGGCTGGAAAAGTTGGTATAGGTACAACAAGCCCTACGTCATTATTACATTTAGCAGGTGTTGGTGGTGACGGTGTCGCTTTTTTAAGAATAGCAGGAACTGCATCAGATGCATTTAATTGGGGATCTTCAGTGATGTACGCAAATTTAGCAGCAACTGAAACCGCAATAAATCTCATAGGTAAAGCACAGAGTCAATATAATTGCTCGTATATTGGTTATAGACATGTAGCTGATGGATCAGCACTTAACATGCTTTCTTTAGGGCTATATGCAGCCGATCATCTTGTTAATATATTAGGTAATGGTAATGTTGGTATAGGCACAACAAGCCCTGCTAATAAATTACATGTAGTTGGTTCGGCTTATTCTGATACTGATTTCCGAGCGCCGATCTTCTACGACAGTAATGATACTGGTTATTTTCTTAATCCTAATTCTACTAGTAACTTAAATAATTTAAGAGCAGCTACTATATCTGCCGCCAATCATGGTTTAACTTGCGTGTATTATGGAGGAGGCGCAACTCCTACAAATGGATATTTAATAACTACAAATATCGATTACAGCACATTCAACATGCCTACTGTAATTATTGAGGGCTACGCTTACGGTAATGGGGTGCCAATACATCTAGAAATAGTGTGGTACGCTTATAACAATAGCTGGACAAATTTAAGTTACACTAATTTAGGCGCTTGGAATCCCGGCACTGTTTCAATTGGAACAAATGCAAGCGGAAAAGTATGTTTACATTTATCTAGTCTTATTTATTACGGAAGATTTAATGTAAGATGTATTTATGATCAAGGCAATGCTCCTTTAGAAGGATGGACGGTTACAGATGCGACTACATCCGCTTTGACAAGAGTTACTACAATATCTAAAGTTGAACTAGCAACAAGTATTACTGGTAACGCGGCGACTGTTACAAATGGATTATATACTAGTTCGACTTTAACCGCTGGTAATCTTAGTGGAACTATTCCTTCAGGTGTTCTTGGAAACAGCGCTCATTTTATTGGCACAACATCTATTGCTCTTAATAGAGGATCAGCATCTCAAACTCTTACTGGAGTTAGCATAGATGGTAATGCAGCAACCGCTACAAATGGATTAACGACTAGTAATTATGTTAATTATTCTGCATTTACATCCTCTTTAACTTCAACAGTTGATGTTCGCGCACCTATTTTCTATGATAGTAATGATACTACTTATTATACAGATCCATCAAGTTTATCTAATATTTTAGAGTTAAAAACAAATAAAAATTGGTACGACAGTAGCGCAAGTGCTTGGGGCGGTGGAATAAATATAGGTGGAAATAGTCCAAGTATTGGATTCCAAAGCACATCTTCAACTTGGTGGTATATGTTGCATCACTCAAGCGATAGTATAAATTTTTATAGAAGAAGCACAAGTGGTGGGTGGAATCAAGATTGCATTTGGGATAATAGTGGTAATTTTATTTGGCGAGTATCGTCTATTCGTGCGCCAATATTTTATGATTTTAATAATACAGCTTATTATTTAGATCCTGCAAGTACATCTGTTTTAAACGCATTAACTATTGGTGGTAACACTGCGTTAACTACGGCATCGACTCTAACCGCTGGAAATTTAAGTGGTACAATTCCTTCAGGTGTACTTGGAAACAGCACTCATTACGTTGGCACAACAGCAATCGCTTTGAATAGAGCATCTGCTGGTCAAACATTAACAGGTATTAGTATTGATGGAAATTCAGGAGGAATTTATGCTGCTGGTCAAGCATTTATACAAACCACAAGCGCAGGAACTTCATACGTACAACATATACAAGTTAGAGAAGCGGCTGGAGGCGGTGGTCTTACCAGTGAAATTTATGCTCCTGCTCTTGGTTTTCATTGGTCTGGAGTTGTTGCATCGAACATATTGATGGAGTCATCTGGTAGAATGTCAATAAGAAACAATCCTGGCACAGGCTATGAAAACTTTATTGCAAATATCGTTTATGGAAATTCAAGCGTTCAAACACCTATTCTTTATGATAGCGCAAATACTGCATATTATTTAGATCCTGCAAGTACATCAATATTGGACGCTACAAGACATAATAGCATTGTAGCTGGATCTACTTCAGGAATGTCCAGCGCAGGTGCGATAGCTGTATATAGTGCTGGGAGTCCATATATATCATTTCATGATGGTACTACTGCTAGAACTGCTTATTTTCAAGAACTTAGTGGAAGATTTTATTTTGGAGAAGTTACTTATACGGAATCAGAAGGATCTTTCAGAGCGCCATTATTCTACGATAGTAATAATACAGCTTATTACACAGATCCAGCAAGCACAAGTAACTTACTAGGTTTAACTGTAACCAATACAATTACTGGTTCAATTTCAGGTAACGCAGGAACAGCAACTATCTTGCAAACAGCAAGAACTATAGGTGGCGTTAGTTTCAATGGTTCCGCTTCTATTAATCTTCCCGGCGTGAATACGGCAGGTAATCAAAACACTTCTGGAAGTTCTGCTTCTTGTACTGGTAATGCCGCTACAGCTTCTAATTCAACACAATTTGGTGGCGAAGGAAATACCAATTTTATGCGTGGATTGACTAGCGGAACTGAAGCTAATCTTGATACATATACTGATAATGGTTTTAGAAGTATAACTTACACTGGTTACAGCAGAAATTTATTAAGTTTTAATCCCGGTGGTTCTACTGGAACAGTTCAACACGAATATTATTATAACATACCGTCAAGTGGTTGGAGAGTAAGAAATAAAACAGACAATATTACTTGGTCCGCTTGGGGCAACGTAGTAATGACGGATACAAATCAAGGAGCTTTAACTGGAACAGTAATAACCACAACTTCTAATACAACTGTATCAGGTTTAAATATTGGTGGTAATGCTGCAACAGCATATGGACTTAATGTTCACACCGGCAGAAATAACGAAGTCAACAAAGTTGTACGAACTGACGGTAGTGGGTATATTCAAGCTGGATGGATTAATACTGATTCGGGAGATTCTGGATTCGCAAACAGATTGACAAGAATAACTTGTTCAACTGATAATTATTTAAGATATTTAGGATTAACTGATTTCAAAGTTAGTATCGGTGGAAGTGCAAAAAATAATTACAGTAGAAGAGTCGATTATTCAAGTGATGCTAACTATCATGTAGGTTCATTTGGTCATAATGGATATGGAGCGAATGAAACTTTTCATGGTGGTTCTGGCTTCATTGATATTTGGGATGGAACAAATTATCCTTCAGGTCTTACGCATATTCATGGATTTAATGCGCTTCATTATACCACTAATAGTCTTGGTACAACTGGTGGCACTGCATATGGATGGCAGATGGTTGCTCAATATAATACTGATAGTGGTCCTTGGTGGAGAAGATGTAGTGGTGGCAGCTTTGGTTCATGGTTTAAATTAGTTAGTTATGGTAACAATCAATCAGGTGATATATATGCTCAAAGATATTATGATAATGATAATACTGTATACTACACAGATCCCGCAAGCACAAGTAATTTACTTGGTTTAACTGTAATCAATACAATTACCGGAAGTATCACAGGTAATGCTGGTGGAAGCTCCGCTTCTTGTACTGGTAATGCCGCTACAGCTTCTAACTCGACCCAGCTTGGTGGAAACGCTGCGGCTAACTTTGTTCAAGGAGAGGGATCGCGTGGGCGCTCAAGCACTCGTCAGAACGGGACCGCAAACAGCCTCACAGACCCGTCCGGATTTTATTTCGGAACTAATACGACAGGAATGCCGACAACAGACTGGTGGAACTGGATGAGTTGTATCGGTAATAGTTGGGGATCTCCAGATGGCTATGGCTACCAGCTTGCATATTCGTTCTGGAGTGACGACATCAGAATGCGAAGGCTTGAATCTGGAACTTGGAGAAGTTGGATATCACTGATTCATACTGGCAACTACAACTCATACGCCCCAACATTAACAGGAACTGGCGCAAGTGGTTCATGGGGAATAAGCGTGACTGGAAGCTCCGCTTCTTGTACTGGTAATTCCGCCACTACAACTTTAGCCACAAAAGCAACAAGAGCAAACGGTAATTTTTATATTGATGATAATTATGGAAATACTGTAGTTGGTGTTTATTCTGCAAGCAGATATCAAGGCGTATTTGCGATGGGTGATTCTTATAAATTAGCCGCTGATGGAACCACTACTGGTAATTTGTATGGTATTGCTTGGTCTCATCAAAATGCTGGTGGAGCGGCAGGTAATCTAGCAAGTCATGGATTATTAATACTAGAAAATGGTGTGTTCAAAGGCGCGTGGGGAGGAGGAAGTCTTAGGACTCCAGGCGATGTTCGCGGAACACTTTTTTATGATTGGGATAATACTGGATATTATTGTGATCCTGCCAGCACAAGCAACTTAAACGCTATTACCGCAGCCGGTAATATAACAGCAGCACAATATTATACTGCAAATTGGTTTAGAAGTACTACGAGTGGTAATGGTTTATATAATGAAGCAACTGGTCAGCATTTTTATTCTGATGATGTCAGTTATTGGAATGTCGCAAGCTCTTCAAGCGCACAAGGCATAAGATTAAGAACTGGCGGTCATGCAGGAACTGTTCGTGGATATTTTTATGCAGATACTGCTAATGACGTTGGTTTATTGAATCAAAGTGGTAGTTGGAGAGTTAGAGTTGTTGGTGGAGATTATGTATTATTTGATGGTTCATCAGTAAGAGCGCAAATATTCTACGATAGTAATGATACTGGTTATTATACTGATCCAGCAGGTACGTCTATTTTAAACGTCGTAAGAGCAAACTCATACGTTCAAAAAAGCGCATCTCAATCATTGAGCGGAACAGTAGGATGCACAATTGATGTCGCCGCTGCTGGTATTCATGTTTTAACTTTAGCCGCTTCAACAACAATATCTAGTTTTACATATAATTATAGAGCGCCTAATCCTTCTGTAAATACAATAATGTTAGTTATAAAATATGGCGGCACAGCTTCTATTACATGGACTAATGTGTTATGGGCGAATGGTATCACCCCAACAATAACTGGAGTATCTGGTTATGCAGATGTATATATGTTAACCTCTTATCAGGGAACAACAGGTGTTTGGATAGGAACTGTTGTTGCTCAAGGGCTAGTTAGCACAAGTTTATAAAATTATGATAACAAACGCTTCATCAAATATAGTCGGAACCGCCTTTCCTTATGGTTTAGGTATTGCGAGTCAATCTGGCGCAAACTTTTTCACTCTTCTTAATTTTAGACAAGGGCTTAGTTATAATCCTAGGAAAAGCCTAACCGCATGTAGAGATATTTCTATTTATAACGCTTCAAATTTTGTGGCTAATAATGTTTCTGCGACTGATTATTATCCAAACAGATATGGAGGAATGTTGCATTTAAATAATACAACTGGGTATAGTCCAGGTACGGGAAAAACTATTACCAGTGCTGGCAGTAATTACAGCGCTTATGGAACTACAGAGTTCACTTTTATAGTTAGTTGGGAATACGTAGCATCTAATACTACATATGGTGCTGATATTATTCTAGGAGCATATCAGGGAAGTAGTCACGATTTTTGGTTAGGCACTGCAGGATATGGAGTGGCTCCTTATATTTTTTCTAGGAACGGTTCTGGGGTTTCTTCTGGCATTTCACCAGTAGCTGGAAGACGTTATATTGCATTAATAGGTCAATCTCAATATTTTAATGAAGGATACTTTGCGATTTATAGTAGTGCTGGACAATCTTATGTTAACACAAGCATCGGAGGAGTAAATTTAACTACAGCTGGGTCTCCTGCTCTTGGCAAATATGGTGGTTGGGATGATAATTATTTACCAAATGTTTTAATTGGCGATTGGTTGTCAGGATTTGAATATACAAGTAATTCTTACCCCCAAGGATTTACCTATGCTAAAGCTGATGCAATTCTTCAAAGCTTGAAACCTAAACTTGGAATACCATAATATAAATATCTAATATAAGAACATGAACAACAAACAATATTTTTTAGTCACCAAAATCGATAATCAGAATTACTCTATAATTCAAGGCCCAAATTATTTGCCGGAATCATTTGGACCAACAAGTGGATTTAATTTTTTAGAACAAAATTCACCTGAATTGTTATCTGATTTAACTTGGCAAGGTAGTCCAAATTTAGCGTTTTGGGTCGCTATCTTTAATGAAAAACCATCAATAAACATTGATCAAAAATTAATAGAAACCAAAACACTCAATATTAATGAAAAAACTTGCACAATTTCTTATTCAATACAAAACGCAGATACTTCAGAAATAGAAATCCGCACCCAACAATTAAAACAAAGCATAAGAACAATAAGAGATAGATATCTTGTGATAACTGATTTTACTCAGTCGTCTGATTCGCCAATGTCTGATGCCGCGAAACTTGATTTTAAAAATTTCAGACAACAGTTGCGTACAATGTTAGATATCCCAGATATTACTCAAGCGGTGTGGCCCACCATTCCGACATCTGCTCCAAATATAACTATACCTCCATTTCCTCCAATGCCAAGCTTTGACGGCGTTTCTGGATTTCATCCAATACCAGGCTTTAATGCTTAAGTTTTTTTTATATAATAGTCATGGGTTATTCTTATGACTATTATTCTCAAATTTGTTTCTTACTCAGAGACAAAGGATTTTATCCTAAAAATATATTAGATATCGGTGCAAGTGTCTGCCAAACGGCAGACATTATGCGCCAAATCTGGCCTGTCGCAAACATATTATTATTCGAAGGAAACGCTGAGTGCGAAAAGTTATACCAGAAACAACTTTACGATTATCAAATAAAATTGCTTGGTAAAATCAACGGTACAACTAAATTTTATAAAACAAAATGGAGTCCAATTTGTTCTGGTAATTCTATATACAAAGAAAACTCGCAAACATATAACGAACAAAATTTGATAGTCGAAGAGTTGCCGATTTATAGATTAGATGATTGTGTGAAAGATATTTACGATCTTATAAAAATAGACACTCAAGGTAGTGAATTAGATATTATAGAAGGCGGTATAAATACTTTTAAAAACGCTAAAGTTGTTATCGCCGAAGTGTCTTTTAATAATTATAATGAAGGCGGCTGCAATAAAGATCAAATATTAAACAAAATGTTTGATCTAAAATTTGATTATATTATGCCAGTCGAAACAGTTATGAACGATAAGAACGAATTGATTGCCGAAAGTCTATTATTTATTAAACCTTAAATCAATACTTTCTTCCACCATTTAATAACCATCTTTGGGCGGAAGTTTCGCGGCGTTTCATTTAAGCTTGAATAAGTTTTAAACATATTGATGTATTCTTGCATGTCGGTAGTAAGATTTTTATTATTTATTAATTCAGATAAACTTCCTAGACCGTTTATACCATAAACAAATGGGGTTGTCTTTAATATGTCGGCTAGTACAACGCTTATGCCAAAAGTCTCGGGCATAGTATTGACATAAAACATGCCGCGACATTTCGCCATCAGTTCTATAACTTCTTTGAACTTCAAAGTTCCAAGATAATTGATTCCATAATCTTTTTCGCTTATGTCTTGGGTCGGATTGTCATATCCCGGTAAACAAACATTCAATACATCAGTTTTACTAAGTAGTTTTTCATTTTTTAGATATTTCCATAATGGTAATGTGGATGAATATCCTTTCATCAAACTACTGGCGTATATATAATCTTTCTTGTTCTCTGGTATAGAATACTCATATACCCAATCAGGTATCATGAAATAAATTACATGCTTGTCCCAAGACTTTGGAAACAAATCGTTATGAAAATTACTGAGTGTAATTAAAGTTAGTTTCTTTTCTTCAAATAGCTTATAGAATTTTAGATTATGAACGCCATTCAAATCGGTTGCCCACATGAATGCTTTTTTATGAGCGATTTTAGGAATTTCGCTATACCTATGGATTATTAAATTCTTGCACTTGAATTTATAACTATCAACCAACTTGTTTGGCGCATACAACACTCCATTTACAAAAGATTCTTTATTAGAATTGTTTAGGCATATAACTTTGTATCCTTCTTTAGATAACTCTTCAAGAAGTAAAATAGCTTGAAACTCGCTGCCGCCCATTCCACATTTGTGCATGGTATTTCCATCGTATGGAGAACCTATGCTATCAAATAAAATAATGTCTGCGTAAATATCCGTCATACAAGAACTTTAAAATCATCTTCATCATTATTCTTTACAAAATATTTAGACAGATCGGTTGTCGGTTGTGGATTGAAGGTATTTTGATTTTTAAAAGAGTTGATCCATTTACCAACGTCTCCTACGAACGTCTTCGCGCCTGTGTGCGAACATGTGATGTTAGTATCGAGATAAATGCTATTACCAAGATTGCGCCACTTCTTACACATATAAATATCTTCGCTGATAAGATCGCCGTCTTCACAAACGACTTCAAACACCATTCGTGTGTCACCTTTTTCTGAGGTATACGGTTTAGAAATCTCCCATAAAGCGTTCATAGCTTTGCGAGAAATTTTCATGAATCCGCAACCTAAACCTGCCACTTCAAGAATGCCGTCTTTATCAACGCTCAAATTTAATTTAGAATTATCTTTATCAAGAGCTTTCACAACGTAAAGCTCTTCGTTATCAGTCTTTTTTCTATAAGATCCGCCGATAATATCTTTGTCGCTTTTTACCAGCTTGTAAAAATCTTGAGGATTCCATCCCACATCACCATCAATAAAAAACAAATTATCAATATCGTTACTATAAGCAAGTTTAAACAAATCATTTCGCGCACGTTGAATAAGAGAGTCGTAACAAATAAACAATGGATATACTTCTACATTATTCTTTTCAGCTAATGATAAAGTGTTTAGAAGTGAGTCGATATAATAAACATCCAGTTTGCCGTCGTAAGATGGAGTTGCTATTAATACTTTCTTTTTTTCAGCCATAAAAAAAACCTCAAGAACAATATGTCCTTGAGGTATTTTATGTTTTTTTGGTATTGTTTTCTACAGTTATTATCGTGTCAAAGCGGGAGGATATTCTGCCATTACTAGAGTAACGATGGCGGCAGACAATTGGGTGTCCGTCCATTGACCAGCTTGATCATATGTATCTCCAGACCATACTGTATACCAGTTATGAGCGTAAGGAGTGGTTGATATCTTTACCAAACTCTTTACAGTCTTACCGATTGGGTCGTCTGTGGTTTGAAGGATTTCGATTTGGCTGGTATTAGCAGCTTGTTGAATTTCTACAGCACTTGGTAGATTGATAATTGGGAATGTTGGGTCGCTCATATTTGTATTTAATTTTACACTATTTTTTTATCTATAGAAATTAATAATCGTAACTAAAAGCTTTATAGAACCAAGAGAACTTATTGTATATGTTATCACAGTTCTGTTTTCCAAGAATATCTATATAGTCGTTAGGTACTGGTTTGATTACTTTTTGAATAGTATGGTCACCAAAAGGAATGTGCATACGGTCATCTTCAAAAGTCTTTTGTTCTACGTTGTTAAAGTCGTGTTGATAAAATGGTAATTCAAGATATTCGTATACTCGTTCCATTTCTCTTTGAGGATTACTGGCGAAGTTTTCAAACTTAATAAACAAACATTTCTTACTTAATTTACGCATAATAGTATCATACAATACATCAATACTTACAGCAAGTGGCGGCGCTTGCATTAAAAAGTAATCTATTCTCTTATCAACCGTAGTGTTACGAAGTTCGTTCCAGTTCTGAAGGCCAGCATCAATGTGCTGATATTGTCGCCACTTCTTTTCCATGCTCGCCACAACCGCTCGCAGATCGCGAACCATAACAATAACCTTTGGTTCTGGATAATACCAATTTAGAAAATCGTATGTAACGCTCCAACCTCTGCTCTTGTCAATAACATATTTCTTATCAGTGATAGCGTTAAAATATGCAAACATGCCTTCTTTACAAAGAGCTTTGAATGCTGGTTCAACTACATTGATGTCTTGAGCCTTAAATTCAATATTTGTAGAATAAATATTTCTAGCATTAAGGAAGATTTCAATTAATCCACTAGTTGGCGTGGCATAAAAATCAGGATTTTGCGCCAGCACATTTTGTAAAAGTGTCGAACCTGCCCGAGGTAGTGAACATTGAAAAAATATCTTTTCAACCATACCATATAATATGCCAATTGGTTCGTTTTTAAAGGTATTAATTATGGGTTTGCCGGGATCTGGTAAAACCACATTAGCGGCAGATTTATCTTATCTTTTGAGCCATCATTATAAATGTCATTGGTTAAATGCAGATAAAGTTCGTGAACAATTTAACGATTGGGACTTCAGTGAAACTGGTCGTGAACGTCAAGGTAAAAGAATGAAAGATTTGGCCGACATGTACGGTCAATATAATGAAATAGTCATTTGCGACTTTGTATGTCCGTTTCAAAAAACTAGAGATCAATTTGATCCTGATTTTTTAATATTTATGAATACCATTAACGAATCAACATACGAAGATACTAATAAAGTATTTGAGCCGCCGAAAAAGTTTGATATCGAAGTTCAAAGTAAGAATAGCAATTATTATTCTAAAATGATATACAACGAATTAGTTCGTAAGTTAAATAAAAAAGTGTAAGATATATATATGGTAGCTTATAGTGTACATGATTTAGCTGATGAAATATTCGCGAATGAATTTGAGTATGATAGCGGCTATGCTCAATTTTATTATATTTCAGGATGGCTTGCTAATAATGTTGGTTTGTTAAATACAAAAATATACAGCCAATATTCAGTACAAAATTCTAATTTTGAACCAACAGGGTTTTTTCAACAAGAAGAAAGATCAATATATAAGCAAATGTACTTGTATGAGTTTTATACAAAAAAGACTCGTCAAGTTTTGCGCGGAGTAGATAGCTCTGTGGATTTCGTAACTTTGCGTGAAGGCGACACGATGATTACGCGTACAAATAAAAATGAACTTGCAAAAACATATCGTGGATTAGCTAATGACGCTAGAGAAGAAATGGAAAGATTAGTATCTAGTTACAACATTTATCAAGCTGCGCCTGTGCAAGTGGCTGGTGAAGATGGTTCGCCAATATTTACAGGATCTGGATTTTTTTATTATCCATATGGATATGGTCATCCATAAGTAAAAAAAGAACCCCAGTCTTTCGACTGGGGTTTTTTATTGTTATTTTATATTAACCTAGCTTACCTGTTCCTAGTTTAAAGAATCCGCTGGTTATTGAATCAAGATTGTTTGCGTAACTACCAGACATAAATAAACCAGCAGTAGTATCATTAGCACCACCGATTTGAACGGTGTATGTTAGATCAACCGTTTGATTATCACCAATGTTTTCAGAATACGTTTCGCCTTGTAGTATGGCTCCTTTAATTGTATAAGCGATCTTTCTATTGCCATTTGAATCTTTCAAGGCAATAGTGAAATCTTGTTTAGTTGGGCTAGCAAGAATATCAAATAGATTTCCATCTTTCAATTCAGAAACAATTGCGCTCATACTTAAATCCATGTTAATAGGAACATCGATTACTCTAGCGAAACCGAATGTGTTTCCAAGACGTTGTAATACTGTTCTGGAAAGAGGCAGAGTGAAACTGAATGATTGAATGTGAGCGGCTGATAAATTTGTAAATCCTTCGCTTGATGGCAATGTCAATTGGATATCGCCGGGACGAAGAGCGGAAACAGTGCTTGATCCTGTAGTAAATCCTGTAAAGTTAACACCAGGAGCGGAACCAATTGAGCCTGTAAAATCTCTACTAATATCTAGTTTATAACCATTTTTAACGTTGGTTAATTTGGTAGCGGGGTTAGCGAAAAGATCTACTGCTGGACTAATTCCAGTGATAGTAGTAATATTTGCTCCAGCATTACCAATTGGAGTCACAGCCGCAGTTAATATTAATGGAGCTTCACTAGCGTCTGATTTAATATTAAACGCTTCAAGAGTTACCGATACGGTTGGAATTGCGCCGACACTAGCTTCGAAACCGTATTCGCTGATAAAGACATTCCCTAAAGCGACAATTGTTGAACTTGGAGTTAAATTTCCACCAACTACGTCTTCACCTTCATCAACGGTTAGGATATAATAATTATTTCCTTGAAGATCTGATAACAATCCGGAAATAGCTTGAGCGCCATTAACAATATTATCATCGATAAATGTTGTTCCATCGCTCTTGAATCCAGTAATATTAAAACCCATCAATCTTTCGTTGTATCCATCGGTTGCGTAATATGAAAAGTCCAAACCTACAGTTGGAGTTTCCATAACGATAGAATCAATGCGAGCTAGTTTGCCGAATTCATTAATATCTTGTCTATTGATTGAGAAATTAAAATTACAATTTTGAATACGATCCATTTTTTTCAATAGAGAAACGCCAGAAGCTAATTCTCCAGTGTTAAGTGGATTGCTGATTGTCGGGGACAATGTTATTCCGACATTAGGTCCAGTAGTTCCACTGACTTGAACGCCAGTAGCACTAGGAGCGATAAATAAAGCTTGACTTTGGTATATTACACGATTTCTTGCCATATGTTTTTTATTTGTTTAATTGTTGTTAAATTGTTAATATTTTTTACAGTGATTGGTTGTTTTTGTGAAATTATAATCGAGGGTATCGATAAGTTTTGATTTCAAAGTCTAAAAATCCAATATGAAGAATTGGATTTAATTCTTTAATAACGCTATCGCGAATCTTTGAAGTTTCGACATGAGATATAAAAAGAGTTTGAGAGTTGTATGCGTTGCTTAAATTTTTATAATCATATCCTGTAGGATATGCGCCAGTTTTCATTTCATTGAATTCTCCTAATGGATGACCTGTCATTGGTATGATGCTAAATATTTCATTATATGAATCGCCAAATACGCTAAGAACTCCGTCTAGCTGATATAAGTTTTCACAAAACGCTACGACTTTAATAATGCATTTTGTTTCGTCTTCACCGCCAAAAGCGAATGCAGTATTATGAGCGGTTTGTATAGAAGCGAATATACAAGGAGTAACAGGATTATATGGAGCAATATAATTTTCAGATACTGTGAATCTGCTATTTGTTACGAATTTGTTTTCAATTATTAAATTATCTTCTGGCTGATCTGTTATATAACTGTTTACTTCTTTGACTGAATAAGTTCCGGTTATGTTCAGGCCCGTTGAAACTCCGCTATTAAAAATAATTCTGCCATTATCAAAATCAATTCTCATACCGCTTGTACCAGTAGATACAAATTGATTATTAATTGTGAAACCAGATGGTATTGTTGCGCCAGTTATGTTTTTATCGTATACCCATTGTTTATATGGAGATCCGTAAACAACTTTATCTCCACCAAGTCGAGGGTCTTGATAATTATATAGTTTTGTTGTATAAGTTTTATAAGCGTCACCTTTGGTCATTAAGAAATTATCGAACCAAAGAAAAAAACTATTAATAACATTATGAGTAAATGTCGGTTTCATGCTGTAATTTTATTTAAACTTTTTAAATCTTTAGAGAATTTGTTTATTAAATCAGATATGTATTTTGTATTTTTAAAAACAGTTCCCGGTCTAACTTGATTGGTTGATGATTGAATACCGAATCCAGATCGACTGTTTTTTATTTTTTTTAAATAATATCCAAGACCCGATATTCCAGTTTCGATTCCTCTCGCCCAACTTCTGCCAACTGCCCAAGGCATAGGCGTTATTTCAAATATTTGCACAGCGGTAGGTATATCAAAAATAATTGTACTATCTAAAGCTTTGTTATTAAAAACAATTCTGTAATTAGATTTTTCTAATAAATCTTCAATGGGTTTTATGGGGTCAGATCCTTCATCGAACCCAATAAAAGAATATAAATTAGTTATACCGGCAAGAGTTCCTGATGTATTTGTTGCGTCTATACCTCCTTTTATTTCTTGAGTGATAGGATGGTTAAGAAATTCTTGTAAATATTGATTTTTTATTTTATTGAATTCTTTTTCAACTATTCTATGAACTTCTTTTTGATACTCTTTGTCGGCTTGCAAATCTTGCATTATTTTTCTGTAATCTGGGTCCATATTTTATGCGTCAGGTTTGAGATAAAGAGTATAATATTGATTGTCAAATAAACCATGAGGTCTAAATGAAGAATTCAATACAAATCGTTTTCCATCAAGATCAAAACGGCGGGCATCTTTAATATAATTATAATCTTCTGCTCGCATCTTTATTCTTACAGATCCAACAACGACTTCTAATTTAATTTGAGAAGCTAGTCCTGATTCGTTCCAGTATTTTTTACTAATGTCGTCGTTATAAAATATTCTTACTTTAAATGTCTTATAAACTGGTGTATTTACATATGAAGTGGTTTGACCAGCAGTATTATATAATGGATTAAAGTTAGGGTCAGTAATAATTACAATCTGTGAGGCTTCTTTAAAAACAGTGATTTCGCGAGCAAAAGTCTCATGAACATCATCAATAACCGCATTAAGCGCGGTTCTTTCTGAAGCAGATATAAGATTCGTAGCCATATATACCTTTACACTGGTTGAAAAACTATAGAATATATATTAATATAAATAAATTATGTCAAAGTCACTGTATAGTTTCAACATTTTTAAAACAGCCGAAGTCGAAGAGGATAAGACTGAAACGGTTACAAATGAACAAGGCGAACAGGTCGTTCGTACTTACAAGGAAAAAGTTAAGAAACAAATTCCAATAGAAATTCATATTCTTCAACCGAATAGAAAACAAATGCAAGAAGCTGATATGGAATTCAGTATTGAAATGAGCCGATGTATCCGAAATGGAATTTTAACAAAGGCCATGTTGCTAAATAAATATAGCGACACTGGTGGTTTAATCAGCGACAATGATGCGAAAATCATGGTTTCTGCCGCTGGAGAAATTGGAGATCTACAAAGCAGGCTAACTATTCTTAATCTAAAGCCAGAATCGGAACGCGATGAAGATTATAAGCTAAAGATTGAAAAAGTAACTTCTGAAATTCTTCAACGTCGTAAGACTCTTATTGAAAAAGAAACGAGTTATATGACTTTGTTTAATCATACTGCTGATATTAAAGCTCAAAATAGAGCTATTCTTTGGTATGTACTTAGCCTTACTCAATTTAAGGATAATAGTAAAAAGAGTCCTGAATATGAATGGTTGTTTCCCGGCAAGACATTTGAAATTAAAGAATCTGTAATGTTCGATTATGAAGAGAACAAGAATGAAATTTATGAAAAATGCTATAGTAAACTAGCTAGTGTTATTAGCTATTGGTTCTTTACCAGCAATACAGAAAAAGAAGAATTCGATAGAATCATTGGAGAAATAGATGGAACAGTCCCAACAGAGTAAATACAAAAAAGCTTTTAGGGATATAAAAAATGGATTCTCTGAGATTAAAGTTTTAGAGAATCTTTTTTATTTAAAGCATTTGTCTTTGGAAGATCAAGTCGATATTGATCAAATTTATGATGTCTATTTTGATCAAGCTAAAAAACGCGGCGTTCCTACAAATAGTGAAACACTAGAACGATTGGTTGAGGAAAAACAATGGTCAAAAAAACAAGAATCTTTAATAACACAAGAACAAGATTTAATAGAGAACTTCAATAAAGAAAAAAAATCATTATATCTAAAATCAGAAATAACAAGAGTTAATAATGATATTGAATCGGCGCAAAAACGTTTAAACGATTTAAAAAATACAAGAGCATCTTTCTTTCAAAGAACCGCCGAAAGTTATGCCGAAGAAAGAGTTAATGATTATTATATATTGAAATGTTTATATAAAGATAAAAAGTTAAGTGAAGAGGCTTTTGAAGAAGATGAGTTCGATAATATTGATTCGGAAACTCTCACTTGCATCATAAAACAATACTCAGAAGTATATAAGAACATAAACGACAACACAATTCAATATCTAATTTTGCAAGATTTTTTCAATTTGTATATGCCATTTGCTGAAAATCCTACTGAATTCTTTGGTAAATGTGTATGCGAACTGACTTACAATCAAGTAAAATTACTTATTTATGCTCGATTTTTTAAGAATGTTTTTCAGCAAAATGATAAAATGCCTCAAGATATTAAAGACGATCCTGATAAAATCATTGATTATGTGAACGCCAATGAAAACGCCAAAAAAACAATTGAAAAAAAGAACAACAAAGAAAATCAAGCTAGTTCAATAGTTGGTGCAACATCAGAAGATCTTGAATATATAGGATTGAAGGCTAAAGGTCAAAAGACTTTATCTTTAGCAGATGAAGCTAAAAAGAAAGGCGGATCATTGAGCATGGACGACATGATGAAAATATTCGGATAATTAATAATTTAACGTGTAAATAAAGAATATGGCCGTTCAAATCAATGTCGCCGCCAATCAAGCAGCATTAACAGCTTCTATTCAAGCTGGTGTTCAAGCGTACAATCAAAAATTCGCTCAGAACAATCAGGTTAATTTAAGCGTTAATCAACGAGCTTTCTCTCAGCCGCTCGGAAGAATGACTGGTGATGTTAAGGATTTTGAGGCGGCTCTTGCCGCTTCTAATGCTCGCGTTATTGCATTCGGAGCTTCAACCGCTGTTCTTGGTGGTGTCATTCGTAGTTTTAAAGAACTAGCTAATGTTACTATCGATGTCGAAAAGAATCTTGCTGATATTAATCGTGTATTCGGATTAACTACTGGTCAATTACAAAAATTTAGTACAGATTTATTTAGCGTTGGTAAACAAACGGCTTCTACATTTGATGACGCGTCTAAAGCTGCTCTTGAATTCTCTCGTCAAGGTTTAAAAGCTGAAGAAGTTTTAATAAGAACAAAAGACGCATTAACTTTAGCAAGAGTCGCTGGAATTAGCACTGCAAATTCTGTTGATGCTTTGACTTCTACTATAAACGGTTTTGCCGCAACTGGAGTAACAACAACTCAAATATTAAATAAACTTGTAGCTGTCGAACAAGATTTCGCAGTTGGCGCAGGAGACTTAGCTGAAGCGTTATCTCGTACAGGTCAAGCGGCGCAAGAAGCGGGAGTTAGCTTGGATCAATTAAATGCATTGGTTACAGCCGCTCAACAAAGCACAGCAAGAGGCGGCGCAGTTATTGGTAACGCATTAAAAACAATTTTTACTCGTTTACAACGTACAGAAACTCTTGACCAATTAGAAGCTTTCAATATAGCTGTAAGAGATGTACAAGGAAACACTTTACCAGCAGTTACTGTTCTACAAAATTTTGCAGGTGCTTATAAAAATTTAGGAGACGCTCAAAGAGCGCAGTTATCTGAACAAGTCGCGGGTGTTTATCAGGTTAACATTCTTAAAGCTATTGTTGGCGATTTAAATAAATCTCAAGGCGTGTATGCTGGAGCTTTACAAAGAGGCGCATCAGCAACAAATGAGGCTGAAGTAGCTACTGCAAAACTAAATCAAACTCTTGACGCTTTATTAAAGCAAACAGCTACTTCTACACAACAACTAGCAAATAACATTGGTAAAGTAACGTTTGAACCATTGGCTAGATATGGTACAGAACAATTGAAATCACTTGTCGAAAGCATGAACGAAATTCTTGAAGGAGAAGGAGTTGGTTCTACTTTCGCTAATGGTTTATTAAAAGGTATTCGTAATATAATAGCTGGTCCCGGTGCTATTGCCGCTTTCTTTACGCTTTTCAAGTTAATACAAAACTCTTTCACTTATCTCGCTCAGGCTTTGCCTCAGATTGCTGGTATCACGACAGAAACTCAAAATAGAAAAAACATTGAACAATCTATTTTGCAAATCATGCAGCAACAAGGGCCGGTATCGCAAGCTCTTGCTGGCTCTATGGGCAATCAAGCTGCACAAGCTCAGTTGCTGCTTCAATTAGCTAGACAACAAACAGCAGAATATCAAATACAGTCAACTCTTGCAAAACAATTAGCCACTCAATTAGCCGGTCAAGGTGTGCGAGTAAAAGGATCTGGTGGTTTGCAGGTCACTCGCGCAGGAGGTTATATTCCTAATGCAACAAGAATGGCTGAAGCAGTTGGCGCACAAGCTGGTGGTTATGCTCCCGGTAAAGTAGTCAAATCTCCTGTTGGTGGAGTAATGAATACTGCGGAAGATGTTAAATACGTCCCCGGTTTTGCTCAACCTTTTATTAATCCTCCTGCTGGATCAAAAGCTGGCCGCGCACATAGACAAAATGCTATAAGTAGAACAGGTGTTGATCCGTACATGAATGATGGATTTATTCCTAATTTTGCTAACAAACAATTTATAGATGATAAAGGTGAAGTTATTAAAGGGAAAAAACCCAATAAAACAAGAGAGAGTTATACTGTAAGGCTAACTGATTATAATCCAATCAATTTGAAGGCTGATGAAGATTTAGATTTAAAAAGAAATTTAGTAGATTCTGGTTATTACAATGATAACGTCACAGATCCAAAAACTAATAGGATAATTCATTATCATGGCGAACGTAATAAAATTTATGATAAACTCTCAGGAAATTTAAAAGTAATAAAATATTTAGAAAAAAATAAAGTCGATGAAGCTACTAAAATTGCTTGGGATGGTTTAATTTCTGGTGATACGAAATGGACAACTGATCTAAATATAACTAAATTAGGCATGGATGAAGCTTCTGTTGAAGCAGCTTATCTGAGAACTTCTCAAAAATTAGGATTAACAGGTGAAGATTTTAAATTCAAAAAAAGGGCGTCTGAAGATGAATCTGTTGCAGCTAGTAATACAAAATACAAATCTATTAGAAATAAAAAACTTTATAAAACATCCGAAGAATTTAAAAAGTCTTTAAATGGAGATTATAGCAATTTTATTGGAGATTTTTATGAACAATTAGTGTTAAAACATGAAAATGTATCTGGTGCATATCAAATAAGCCCTGGTAATACTGATCCAGCAGATTTAGTTCCTAAAATTTTAGGTTCAACAATGTATAAAGGCATTGAAGCGAAAAATACCGCTGCAAGAATAAACGATTTAATTGCGAAATCGATTAGAATTAATGTTTCTAAAATGGATGCAAATACTTGGGATAAACAAAATGATGTAGATTTTGGGACATTACCAATTTATCAAACAATAGGAAGAACAACATCATATGGTGGATTTATACCTAATTTTTCCCCGCTAATAGATGATAATGCTCGCAATAAACATGACTTTCCAAAAGGAATTGCATCTCTTCCAATTCCAGACAAAGCAATACAAAATATATTAGATAGACAACAAAAACGTCAAATGACGTATTTGGATTTTGATAGAACATTAGTAAGAACTACTGGTGATTCAGCTTATGGTAGAGTGGCTCCAGAACAGAAAAAAGGCGTTTTGCAAAAAATGTTTTTGAATAAAGAAGCTAGATTAAAAGATGTTAAAGAGTCTAGATTAACTCAGTTTGGTGAATTATTGCGTCAAAAAATACAACAAAAAATAATTGATCCAAGTTTACTTGGATTAATGACGGCTTCTGATGAAACTCCAGGTATGCCAGAATATATATCTAGCATTTGGGGCATACAAAAAAGAAATCAAGTTTATTCAGCAAAACCTGGCACAAAAGAAACAAGATTGGCTAGTTTAGGTATTTCATCAAACGGTTTTATTCCAAACTTTGCTCCTCCTATAAGCATGTTGAGAATACCTTGGTTTAAAAAATACGCTAATCCATCATTCGACGCAAAACAGCCAACATTAAATATTGCAGGGGCAGGTGCAGCAGATACTTTTAGATCCACACAATTCAGAACTAATAAAACAGATTATAATAAAAAAGCTGGTGACGGAAATGTTTTTGGTCCAATATATGAGAAATTTGTTCGTTCTTCTATAGGTTTACAAGCTAATAAATCTAAAATAAAATCTTTAATTTTAGGTCAATCTCTTGAACCAGATACTATACAAGGCGAATCATCTTTCGATTCTTTCATGGAATTAGTTAATACTAATCCTACAGATTTACTTGATTTAGTTGGTATAGAAATTAAAGGTGGTCCTAAAGATTCACAAACTGGAGGCAGTGCAACAGGAATTATTACTAAAAAATATAATAATTTTACTACAAAAAATCCAAAAGCTGCTGCTAGATTAAGAGAGTTATTGGGTGTTTTTAACGAACCTGGAAATCCACAGCATTTACAATATATGAGCGCTTTAGGTAAAGAGTTTTTACCTTTAGCAGCAACAAATTATGATGAGATTGCTAAAAATAGTCCTGAATTACTTAAAGTACTTTCACAAAAAACAAATGAATTATTAACTTCATATGTTAATAATCCTAGTTTTTATAGAGCAGAAGCTTCTGGAGGTTTTATTCCTAATTTTGCTTCAATGATATCTTCTTTTATAAAAGGAAAAGGAAATATATCAGCCATAAAAACTGGCAAAAATAATTATGAAATCGAAGGCGTTGAAGTCGGTAAAAAATTTAGAGGTCAAGGATTAGGCTCTCAATTATACGGAAGCATTGCTGAAAAAATTGGTTCCGGTAGTACTATTAAATCTGTATTATTACCACAAGAACAAGCTTTGGCAGATTACGCGAGCGGCAAATCTATTCCTGCAAAAGCTATTTTTCCTCAATTATCTTGGGCAAAAATGGCTAAGAGTTCTAAGCTTTTAATCAATGGCAAGGAGATTGCAATGTCTGATTTTGAAAACGGAATAGCTGGTCACAAATACAATGCCGCAAAATTAGATATGGCATTGATTGAATTAGTTAATTCTCATGCTTCAGGGTTTATTCCTAACTTTGCGTATAAACAAGCAGTAATGGGCTTAGAAGAAAGCATGAGCGGAGAAAAAGCCGTATTCGATACTAAGCCTTTCCCGCACATTAGAAACAAGAGTCAGCCAACATTTAGTTCCGCAATTGCCGATCATGGTGGTTTAGGAAACGCTTTGAGTGATTCTATGAGAGGGCAGAAAGATGCTGGATTGATGAATAAAGGATATGTTCCAAATTTTGCAGCGCCACAAAATAATAAAGGTTTTGATGTGGTTAGATTTTCTAGTTTAATATCTAAATCTGTTGATGATTTTGGTAAAAAATTAAGTTTCAAGATTGGAACAGTTAAAGAAAATATTTTATTGAGTCTTAGTTTGATGAATCGAAATTTTGATCCACAAAAAATAGAAAGAATTGCAGAATCAACGGCTAAAAAAATAGTATCAAGCATGTCAAAAGTTGGGAATCAATTTACTCAAACAATATCAAGCTCTGGGATTGATGCAATAAGTAATATAAGAAATAAGTTTACAAGTCAAAACTCCTCTAAGTCAACAGGTGATAAAAATCCTGAGTTAAAAGCTAGTCTTGCTAATACCGTTGATAGCTCTCGTAATTCAAAATTTTCAAGGTTTTCTAGAGGTCTTTCGCGAGCTGGAACTGCAATATCTGTTGCTGGTCCTACAATTGCTGGATTAGTTGAACAATCTGTTTTCGGAGATAAGAAAAGAAGTGAAATGTCTTCGAATGAAAGAATGGCGCAATCGTTTTCAAGTACGGGTTTAAGCGCTGTAACAACAGGTGTAGGCATTGGCGCACAAGCTGCTGGTTTACCTGGAGCATTAATTGGAGGTGCGGTTGGAGGTTTGATCGCTCTTAAATCAGCTTTAGATAGCGCTAGTTTAAGCGTTGAAGAGTTAAAAGAAAGACAAGAAGAACAAAAAAATAAAATTATTGAAAATATTTCAAGCGCTGAGAGATACCTTGTAATTCAAGAAGAAATAAGTAAATCTACTTCTCCAAAAGATATTAAAAAAAATCTTGTTTCTCTTAGAGCGGAGCTTTCATCAATTAAAGATGCAGATTTTGCCAATAAAATAAAATTAGCAGGTACTGATATTAACTCTTTATCTGCGGTAGTTCAAGAATACTCTTTAAAACAAAAAGAAGCTACTTCAGTATTAAATGATGCTATATTAGTTCAGAAAAAATATTCTTTTGAAACTTTAAAATCGGCAGGTCTTCTTAAAATAAAAGAAGAGGGGGGAACTGGTCAGGTTGCTAAATTTATGAAATTTGCTTCTGGAGGAGTAAATAGTATGATGCAATTTTTGGGTATTGGAGGAGTGAAAGAAAAAGAACTTTCTAAAATTGATTTAGCAAATAAAAAAACAAGAGAAACGATTTACAAAGAGAATCCAAATTTTTTCAAATCTATGTCAAAAGTAGATCGCAATGCTATCGTGGAAATTTCAAGAGTTTATTCTAGTGAACTTGAAAGTTCATTTGGACTTGGACAGTTTAGAACTGGTGATTTAACTGAATTGTTAAAACAAGGAGGATTACAAGGTACTGAATTAGAATCAATTGTAGCAACATTAAAAGAAGCAGCAACTTCTGGAAGTTTATTAGGCACTGCTTTGGCTGATGGTTTTGTTGTTGCTGTTAGCAAATTTGATGAATATCAGACAAGTCAAGACAAACAGATTCAAGGTTTGACGGATGCTGCTGAAGCGGTGGCTAATTTAAATCAACAATTAAAAGATTTTGTTAATGATTTAGATTACTCTTTTAAAGATTTATCTAGACAAGATGAATTTCAAAAAAATTTAAGAGGAGTGAGACGGCCAAATACAATGATGATTGATGAATCTTTATATGGAAAAAGAAGTAGTTTACAAACTCAATATGACTTTGATATTCAAGACGCTGAATCAGAAAAAAGAACAAAAGAATTAGGCATTTCTAAAACACTTTTAACGACAAATATACAAGATTATTATAATTTATCAGACGCTCAAAAAACCGCTTATCTAGCGTTATCAAAATCTTTTGATTTATCAAAACCAGAAGAAAATTTAAAAAAGACAGAAAATTTTATAAAAGATCAATTTGGAACATTGGATATGCAAAAAGCAACTGATAAACAAAAAGACTATTTACAAAAAATAAGTAATATTAGAAAAGACATAGCTCTTACTGAAAAGGAAAGTGCTGATGATTTAAATATTGCTGCTGAAAAATTTAAAGAAGCTCTTATGGCAATGGAATTATCAAGAGATTTTGTTTTTCAATTTAAAGCTGGATTTAGAGATTTAGCTACTGAAGGAGAAATGTTGATTGGAACTATAGGAAGACAATTGCCAAAAATGTTTGCTGATGGTCTAGTTGATGGTATAAAAGCCGCAATTAAAGAATCAGATAATTTAGGTCAAGCTTTAACGGGTATAGCAAGTAAATTTCTTGATGAAATAAGTACTATGATGATGAGATCTGGTATTTATCAAATTATGGGTTCATTTGCTCCTAGTTTAGCGCAAGGTTTCGGTTCAGCAAGTGCAATTCCAGTTCCGAGTCAAAAAGGCGGGATAATTCGCGCTCAATCTGGTATGTATATATCAGGCACGGGAACTGGCGATAAATATCCAGCTATGCTTGAGAATGGTGAATATGTATTAAATAGAAGAGCGGTAATGGCGATGGGTGGTCCTGCTGCTCTTGATACCTTGAATTTCTCTGCTGCACCTCGTTTTGCTAGTGGTGGAGCATTCAGTAAAGAATTTAATGACATTTCTAGCATGGAAAATAATATGACTCAAATGGGATTAGAAAACGATCCATATTATAATGAATTAAATGATGCTGCAAAACAAAAAGCCGCAGAAGATAGAGCGAAAAAACTAGCCGACAAACAACAAAAAGCAGCAATGATTGGTAGTTTAGTGGCTGCTGCTGCAACAATAGCTATTGGTGCAGGAATTTCTAATGTGGCTCAAAATATGCAAGCTACAAAAACTCAAGCCCTTTCAGGTAAATTAACATCTGGTGCTGAATTAACTAAAGCAGAGTCTATGTCTATTAGACCTTTAATGAATAAAGGTTTACTTAGCCCAACAGGTCAATATATAGGAGGAACGCCTAATACTGGATTTAAATCTATTTTTTCTGGTCCTTTACAAAGTGGTCAACTTCCTTTTTATCAAAGAGGTTCTATGAATCCATTTGCTCCAAAAAAAGCAGGCAAACAAACAGGCGGCTTAATTGGTTCTCGTCTTTCTGATACGATTCCCGGTTATATGGAAGGCGGACTATACGATTCTCCAATGGTGAAAAGATACGGAACTGGTATGCAAAGCGGTGGTTCATCAATTAGTAGTGCTGGAAATAGCAACTCCACGGTTAATAATAATACGAGCGCAAATAATTCATTTAACTTTAATACAAGCGTTCAAAGAGATGGATCTTTAAAGATGGGAAGCAATACAACAAGCTACGAACAACAAGATGTTGAGTTGTCCAAGAATTTGAATAATAAGATATATGCTGCTGTTGGCGAAGTAATTAGAAAAGAAAAACAATTTGGCGGTTCATTAGCTGGAGCAAGAAATTCATAATATGAAAGGCGCGACATTAAATTACGAAAATTATTTTTTCTTAAATGATAGTACTATATCTGGTATAACATCAGTTAATGGGAATTATAATATTAATTACGCGCCAATCAAAACAATAGGCGTTGGATATAACAAACAAGTTATCGCTGAAGTACCAGTTGCAAGTTTTTCTATAAGTAAATATTTATTATATAACGATCCGTTTTTAAAATTTACTGGAGAAAATCCAGATAGAACAGCAAAATCTTTTCGCGGCAGTTTAAATTATTCAAATAAAAAATTTGGTTTTTTATCAGGCTATCTAAATTCATTAAATCTTTCTTGTTCTGTAGGAGAAGTGCCAACGACAACGTCAGATATTGTTGTTTATGGAGATGTGGGGCCAGATTATAATGCATCAGGAAATCGCAAACCTTCATCTATATCAGTTCCACAAGTAAAAGATATTGTATTAAGTTGTAGTGGATCTAGCACAAATAGAATTACAAATTTTAATTATACCATTAATTGCCCGAAAGAACCTATTTATACATTATATCAAAGCGGTTATACTCCATCAGTATTGTTGCCGCCCATATTAAACTATATACCTTCTGAAGTTTTATTAAAATTACCTATTGAAATTGAAGCGTCTTTTACTTTAGAAGTTGATGATTACAGTTCAAAATCATTATATGATATATTGAATAATGATACAGATGCTAATTTTTCAATATCAATAAATGGAACAATTTTTCAAGATGAAGTTTTAGAGATTGGCAGCACACCGACTAACAAGCAAAATTTAAGAGTTAATGGAGGCGATGATTTGCTTTTATATCAAAAAGCTTTAGGAATAAATATTTTTAATCAATCATTTAATAATGTTAAACTAATATCTCAAGAATTTAATTCAACTGCCGACGACATTTTAAGTGTAAATCTTAATTATAAAGGATATTTAAATAATTAATATGTCAATCCCTCTTTCATCTTTATCGGACAAACTAAATGCAAATGTTTTGGGAGACGACATTTTTTTAATATCGAATGCCAATTCCTCACAAGACAATAAAATAACAAGAGATGAATTGTCTCAATCTTTTACGGGCTTCACCGCTCAAAATGATAATGGTTTTACAATTTTTGAAGATGCTGGAGTTTTCGGTCTTTCAGTAAGTGGAGATTATGGTTTTGTAGGTATAAATGATAGAACTCCAGGTGTATCATTAGATGTTGTTGATGTTCCAGGCGCAACCCTAGGTTTAGGTCAAATAAGAATCAGTGGTGGTAGTGCTAGAAAAATTGGAATTTCTATTACAGATCCAAGCGTTTACTATCAATTCTCTAAAAAGCCAAACGATACAAAACTATATTTAGAATCCTCCGTTAATGGTGGTTCTAGTTTTACTAATTTAATGGCAGTTGATCAAAGTGGTAATTTTGCAATTCATGGTACTACTGGTGGTTTAACTAATAAGTTTTTAATTAGTGGTGAATTTATTCAATTTCAAAATTCAGGAAATGCTTTGATTTTTGATCCATATACTGGAGAAATAAAAACTAGCGCTACTGATGAAATTTTATTATTAAATTATAATAACCTTGGGGATATTAATTTAGGAAAAAATGCCATATATATAGATAATGACTCAACTACTCCTAAAGTAGGTATTGGTCATACAATTCCAGCTTATACAATGCATGTAAGTGGTGCTGCTACTCAAGTCAGCAGATTTGAAACAAATCAAACAAATACATCTTTAAGTTTAAAAAATACTACGAATACCGCTCATATTGGAGTTTCTGCAAATAAGATATATATTGGAAGCTCTAATTCACTAACTAGTACTAACCTTGTTTATAGCATGGCTGGTAATGGGCTTTTGGGAATAGGTAATACAAGTCCATTATATAAATTGCATTTAAAATCAACAAGTGCAGGTAATTCTTTGGCTTATTTTGAAACAGATTATGAAAAAACATGTGAAATAATAATAGCTAGTAATAAGGTTATTGATCTTCCTGGTGGAGACTCGGGACCAAGAAATTCTTTTGTAACTTTTTCTAGACATGATGATTTTAGTCCTGATGTTGATGTGTGGTCAATAGGAAACATATATAACGATACAACTTTTGGAGGTAATGATGATTTTGTGTTTATAAAAAATGGATATTTTGGTGCAAGCCCAGACGTTGTTGCGAAATTATCAACTGCCGGAAATTTAGATATAGATGGTAGTTATACTACAGCTAGCAGTTATTGTAAAGGCCAATATATACAAGTTTATACCACTAGCTTGGCTGGATCAAGTCATATATATATAGATCCTTTTGGTACTAACGCTTCTTCTGCGTCTAATAATTCTAATATTATTGGTAATGCTCCTTTTGGAGTCGCTATGTATGCTGGTAGTCTACAAAGAATTAGGTTTTCTGTTACAGCAACTATCGCGATAAGTAATGTAATTTTTCAATTTTATGCAATAACTCCAGCAGCAGCAAGTTCTACAACAAATAATATTGGTGACACTACTGATACGGCAAATGTCAAATATACAACCACGATTACATCATTAGTTGCAGGTACAACAACTTTAGTTATTCCTACGTCTCATTCCTTTGCTGCTGGTCAACTCCTTCAATTTAGATTGTTCACATCTGGCCCTACCCCATTAAACGCTGTGGTTCAAATGACTAGTTCTTTTAGATATATTATTGTATAATGAGTAAATTCATAAAATATGAAAATTTAGATTTCAGAATAAACAATGATATTTTTTATTCTAATTCTGTTTCTATTTCTTTGCAGTCTAACATTTCTCCTGTCTTGTTATCTGATGGAAGCTTATTGAGATACGCTCCAGATAATACTATAATAGGATCTTTAAGTACAGAATTTTATTTAACAGGCTCGCTTCCTTCTTATTTAAACACAACTTCAACTAATGAAGATTCGGTGAACTGTAACTTTGCTGGAATTGAAATAACAAAATGTTATCTAAAATCTTTATCTTTTAAAGTTGCTAATTTTGAGCCTGTGTTGTTGTCTGCTGAATTTGATTGGTACGGAACAATAAACTCCACAAATAGCACAACAAACTTAAGCGCATTCTCTTCAAAAAGAAATTCTCAATGTAATAATATATCTCATTCACATCATACTTTTTTAATGGATGTCGATAGGGTTTTTGGATTTGATGAAATTTTTTCGTTTGATTATTCGGAAAAAGTTAATTTGTTGCCTTTTTTTGCTAACGGAGAAATTTCTCCATTCAGAGTAGCAAAGACAAATAAAACAAAATCTATGTCTGTAGATGGAAATTATTTCAAAAAAACAAATGTTGCTCAAATAGAAGGACAGTCAGTTTATTGTGATCTCTTTCTAAAAAACTACAACAACACTTTGTTAAATACTTTCAATGTTTCTGGAAAAATAGAATCACGTTCTTTAAACGTTTCTAATGATGGAGTGTTGCAAAGTACTTTGTCTATCACTCAACGTTTGGCGTTACTAAGGAATAGCTTATGAGTAAGTTTATAAATACACAGTTTTCAGTTTCAGGTATAAAAGATTTTGATGTTAATAACGTATCGTATGAAAAATATGATTTAGTTGATTATCAATATTATACTGGTAATGGTGTAAATCCCCTCGATATATCTGGTTTATTCGCTTGGTTCAAAACTGATGATTTAAATGTTTTTGATTTTGATGCTTCTGGTAGAATTTCTGTTTGGTATAATTCTGCTCCCGGTCATTCTACTGAAAATCTTTATAATTATGATGGCGACGGATCTAAACCGATTTATAATAATACTACAAATGCTGTTCAATGCATTGCTGATGCAAGTCAAGGTATATATAATCAACTATATCCACCAAATGGTTCTCCTAATTTCAGTGGTTTTATAACAGGAGATAGATGTTGGTTTGTTGTTTATAAGTTTGATTCTTTAAGAGCAGGAAATTTACAAGTAGGAGGTTATTTTGCAAATTATTCAACGATTATTAACACAGATAACGCAAATACATCAACGATATCTACAGGTTTTTTTGGAGTTTATGGCAATAATATAAATGGTTCAGAAATTACAAATTTTAATTTGGAACCTGGATCTCAACGTTTTGTTATTGATTCTGATCCAAATCAACTTACCGCAGCAAGTATAAACGCTGATTTTTCAGCGGCTAATTTATTCAATAAAAATATAGTTTCTATTTTAAAAAACAACACGACAACAAATTTAAGAGTAAGAAACAATGGATTTCAAACTTTAAGCGAAAACACTGCTGCTTTTTTTGCTACTGGGTGCGCCAGTTTGAGAATTGGAACTGCTGGTAATAGTAAAATACTTAGCGCAGTTAATTATGGTGTTAATTATAATTATGATGCCAGCAATATATCTTATTATGAAATAATAGGTTATTCAAAAATGCCAACAGATGAAGAGATTCTAAAGTTAGAAAAATATTTATTTGAAAAATATTTTAAAAACGATGACAACTTGTATATCGCAAGTGATGATTTTACTTCTACAAGTTATGCTTATGCTCCAATCAATTTAACTGGGTCTTTGCATTTAACAAAAAATATTGATAATCTTTTTAATAAAACATATGGATGTTCGGCAAACTTTTCAACGAAAGCTATAAAAGCTAACTATGGTGATGGTTATTTTTTAAATGTTATACCTAACGCTAATAATTTAGCAACAAATTTTTCAATTAATTACGAGGGATTAACAGATAAACAAGCGCACGCATTAGCAGGTTATTTTCAAAGTTCTTTTGAAAACGAACCTTTAACTATGGTAGATTCTTATGAAAATGTTTCTATGGATTTATTTTATCCTTATAGAAATGACGCTAAAATTTATTTTGAAAATTTAGATTACAAATCCGTAGATTCAAACATTAATAATATAGTAATCAATTGCACAACAGCTTACGATTCTAATTTAAACTATAGAGGTTATTCAATCACTGATACATCAGCGATTAGACCTTTTATACTTAATAATATATATAATAAACACGATGTAATTTATTATAACAATCCTTCTGTTATTAATGGTGGATATTATTGGTATACTGGTGACGCATCAACATCTTTAAATTTAAGTCAAAGTCCAACTGGTGCAAATAGTTTATTTACTAAAGATTTTTATTTTAAACCAGATTTAGATTTTGCCATTCCGTTGAAGCCTAGATTTTTAAAAAATGAATACGAAATGACTTCTGTGGCGTTCGAACAAGATGGAATAAATAAAAATATATTAGATCTATCTTTGTCTTTTACTAATAGATCTGATAAAGAAGCTTTTGCTGTTTTAAAGTTTTTAGATGATCGATGTGGTTTTAAATTATTTGAATTTACTTTACCAGAGCCTTACAATAAACAGTTAACTTTTTATTGTCCAGAATGGAGTCATACTTATAAATTTAAAGATAATCACGACATTAATGTAAAATTTTTAGAATTTAAAGGAAAATTAATTTCAGATGTTTATTTTAATACTATTATAAAACTATGAGCTATGTAAAAATAACTGGTACAAATATTGGTAATTGCTTAACTGGTTTTGGTATTCATTTTCCAATAACTGTTTTTAATAGTGGAAACGCTCAAGTATCTTACTCTGTTGAAAACTCAAACGATACAAATTTTAGTATTTCTAAAAGTTCTTTTGTCGTAAATCCAGATTCGTTTGATCTTTTTGATGTTTTTTATAGGCCAACTATAACTTCTTCTATAGGAGATGAAATTACAGATTTGACAATTCAATCTACATCGATTGAAGATGGCAGCGTAGATCCTAGTGGAGATATAACTTTAAACATAACAGGTAAAAGAATTTTAAACATTACCGGAGGCAATCCAAGATCTTTTAGAGTAATTAGCAACTTTAATCCTCCAGCTTATAATTTTTATTGGAAACCTCCAACAGGTATAACAGGAGACAATTTACACAATTATTTTATTACTGGATACACTTTAGAAATATCCACAAATTCTTCTTTTTCGTCACCCGTAGCGTACACTAAACAAATTAGAATAGCAGAAAACACAAATCAAAACCCTAAGTTTTCTACGTATTATGGATTTGGAGATGATGATATAAAAAATGTAGTAACACAGGACGATTTTACAGCACTAGCAAGAGAAACGGATTATTACGCTAGAATACATACATATTCTAACAATAACAGTGGAGTTTCAATTTATGCTAGTGGAGTAGAATCTTTATCAGATCCGGTTTCAAGTGAAGTCTTTATTGGATATTCTGGAACTCCAATAAATATTAAAATAGAAAAACAAGCTTTTGATTTTCATATAACTCCCGACAATTCTTTTTTTACGTCTACATACGATTTATATAGTAAAATAATAGAAGCTAATTTAGGGAGTGCTAATTTTACTGGTTATTCTGGTATAAACGTTTATTTGCCAGAAAATAGCATTTTTCAATCTATTGACACATCTAAAGGAGCGATTAATTTAGAAGGGATTTTTCAAAATTTTAGTGGAGTCGGAGGAACATTCGTTAATTTTTATATTCCCAGCACAACTCAAATTTTAGGCGCAATGGGAAATGGAACAAATATAAATGAGCCGTTTGGCAATAAAAACGGAACAGATTATCCACCAAATACAAATCAATATGTAATCCTATGGGCTATTCCTAAGCCTTCTTTTTTAGCGTTTGAGAATCAAGCAGGATATAATGATTCTTCAAATGGTGGTCCAGCAATTATTTTAAAAATTGAAAGCGAAATACAGGACGTTGGTAAAAGAAAAGATATAAAATATAATTTATATAGTCAATTGAGTAATCCTCAAAAAGTTAATATAAACAACAATCTTTCATCTGCAATAGCGTCTGGTGGTGGAGGAGGTAAAGCAGGACTTATTTATGCGTATAATACTCTTGCAGATAAACATACATTTCATGATCAATTAGTTGCAAACATTTCTCGTACTTATTTTGTTGGAATAAATGGCTCGATGCCAAAAAATTTCTATTTAGATCCTATCAATAATAAAAAATTTTTGCGTTGGACGGTTGGTTTTTACAGCACAGCGGGAAACGCAGTTCTTGGACCTACTCAAGGAGTTGGTCAAATTGGTAGGTACGTTGTATCCGTTAACCCTTCGGGATATGGTGAAATGGGTAGTGCAACTTTACTTATTGACTCTTATAAAGACTCAAAATTTATAAAATCAACAAATTATATAACTAATAGAGAAGAAAATAGATATGTCTTTTTAGATAATCATGGATACGCAGTAGTTACACCTTTTCCAGACTATGTTCTTTATTATCCTATTAATACAATTCGAACCAACAGATTGCCTGGAAAAATAGCGGAAACATATTCAGAATCCGATTTGAAATTTAATTTATATAATAATGTATTGCCATCTACTCCCGTATTTAGATTTAAAAATAGCGGTATAGCTAGTGGTACTTCATGGGCTAGTGATACTACTATTTCTACTTACACTTTGAGTAGTACATCAGGTGGAACTTATAATGCTAATTATCAAAGCTTAGGCTACGAAACTATTAATTTAAAAAATAGTCAATTTTTAGAATTAAATTTTGGATCTGCAAATGTTAGTTGTGTTGATTTTGATTTGTTTTTTGTGTGTAGTTTCGATAATTTTGCATATACAGCGTTTGATTCTGTGAATGGTAAATTTTCTTATCTTTACGCATCTTTATTTGATTGGTTTAATACAGCAAATACTGAAAATATTACAAAAGATCAATTTGAGACCTTTGAAAATGATCCGTTAATTTATAATCGTTATCTTAAAGAGAATTTACTTTTTAATTATAAAAACGCATGTTTGCAAAATAAAAAAGACGTTGCTATTTCTATGGGTTCAAATGCAAAAAGCCAGCAAATATCTAAACAGTTATATTCGTTGTTGTCGATAAGTAGTGTGAATACGACTACAAATGTGATAACTACAACTACTAATCATAATCTATTAGTTGGAGATACGATTGGATTTGTTGGAGACAGTTTGCCTTTGCCGATAAATATTTATGATATATCCACTCCATATACAAAACAAATTTATTATGTAAAAACTGTGCCAGCCGCAAATACTTTTACAATCTCCAGTTCTTCTGGAGGCGCGACTATAGACTTAACGACTTCAGGCTCAAATACAGTTATTCACAAAATTTCATCTGCAAGTTTGTATCAGCCATTCGTTTTACAAATAAGAAGAGTGCAAAATAAATATTTTTATTTTATAAATAGAAATCAAGTTAATTTTTCTACAGTAAGCGCGACGGAATTACCGTTATTGATTAATAATTTAAATCAAACAACATTAAAGTTAATAAATAGAAGCACAACAATTGGTATCAATTATTTTGATATAAGTTTTTATAATAGAGTATTAAGTGAACAAGAGTTAAATACAGCTTATTCTTTTCTTGTGAATGATTATTTTAGTTTATTTGCTGGTGAGAATGGTGTTAGTAATTTAAATTTAAAATCTTCTGACTTATATAGTTATAGATTACCAAATATTTTTTCAGTGGCAGGAACAGTTTAATATGAATACGTTTTTTAAATTAGACAATTATGTAATTTTAGATCTCTTTGAAATACAATTAGAATCATTTGAGGGCTATTTAAGATTTCATGGATCTAAAAATTTTTCCAAAAACATATCTTTTCAAAATCAAGAATATATATTTATACCATGTGAATTGTCAAATTTAGAGTCGTCTTCGGATGGAAGACAGCCAAAGCCAACATTAAAAATTGCTAACATAAATAATTACATGTCTTATGTTTTAAAAGATAGAGGCGACTTAATTGGTAAAAGTTTCATTAGAAAAAAAATATTAGCAAGAGACTTGGATGTCTCTAATTTTTCAGATGGAATAAACCCTTTTGGAGTTTCTAACTTTAAAACGTATATTTCATATGATGAATTTTTAATTAATTTAAAAAAATCAGAAAATAAAGAATTTATTGAATTAGAGCTTGCCACAAAAATAGATATTCAAAATATCAATATTCCTTCTAGAAAAGTCACAAATGATACTTGTTCTTGGGGATATAGATGCTATGGATGTAATTATGGTAATACAGCGGATTATTCTGGACCTGTAACTACAAATACAACACAAGTTTCAAACACCGCAAATTTAATAGGAAAAATGGTTGGTATGGCAATTGCCGATGAAAATGATAAAGTATTTTTAGCTAACTATAAAACATCATTAAGTAATGAAAATTATGGATTCTCTTCAATAAATTATTCTGGCAAATGGACTGATACATCTACTTATAATAAAGGGGATTCTGTTTATTTGGATTTCATACCAAATATCACAACAAATTTAAAAACTGAATCTATTTCGTCTTTTAATAATAAACCGAATTTATTTTACGTTTGTATAGAAGATAGCGTTTTCAATAAACAACCAGATTTAAATACTGATATTTGGAAACAAGATCAATGTTCAAAAACACTTAAAGGATGCTTATTGAGATTTGAAGATTATGTTTTAAAAAAAGGTGAAGATGGCAGATCTCTACCATTTGGAGGGTTTCCTTCTACTTTCTCACATGATAATAAACGATAAAATTCTTGCTGAAATAAAAAATTATAGCGTAGCAAATTGTCACAAAGAAGTTTGCGGTTTCGTTGTTCTTGAAAAAGACGATTTGTTTTTTATTAAAACAGAAAATAAGCATCCAGATGAGAAAAATTTTTTTCTAGTGTCTCCCAAAGACTATCTGAACATAAAAAACAACCATAAGATTTTATATTTTTTTCATAGCCATATTGATAATGCATTTTTTTCAGAATTAGACATTTTGCAACAAAAATATCATAATATGAATATGTTGTTATACAACGTAAAATCTGAAGAATTTAAAGAAATGAAGTGTAAATAATAATATGGTGAATATAAAATTAAATGGAATTTTTGAAAATTTTATAGATACGGAATGGAATTTGAATGTTTCATCGGTTTTAGAAGCTTTTGAAGCCATAGAAGCTAATTCAAATAAATTGATATCTACATTAGGCGTATTAAATGAGTATATAACTCATTTTATAATTTATGTTGATGGCGAAATCATGCCTCCAGAATATATTAATTCACCTATTTTACACAAAAAATCTAAAATAGAGATTGTTCCTCTTATTTTAGGCGCTGGTACTGAAATATTAATTGGTTTAATATTATTGGCTATTTCGACAGGAATTCAGATGTTAATAACAAAATTATTAACTCCAAAGTCACCTATTGATATTAAAACTGTTTCTAGATTGTTTTCTAGTTACGAAAATGTGTCTTTAAGAAATGTTGCTATTCCAATAGGGTATGGAAGATTAAAAATAGGATCTATTATAATAGCTAATAGTATTAGTTTTGTTATTCGAAATGAAGATAAAAATTCTGAACTTTCAAGCTTTTACAGAGCAATTCAAGAACAAAACTTTGAACGTAGAGACGCTCCTTAATTTTTATGAAAATTTCTGTTGATCCTATAATAAGTACATTTATAAACAATACAAATCAGATAAATCAGACTTTAGAAACTGAATCTAAATATGATGCTATAGATCTTTTATGCGAAGGTCCGATTGAAGGCTTTGTTGATTCTAATGGGAACTCTGTAGATTACATAAACGTTAAAACCAAATCAAATGTTTTGGGCAAAGCTATATATTATAATGATATACCTCTTGTAGATAAAAAAACTAATCTTTATAATTTTTCTCAGTCTTCATTTGCGGTTTCTTTTGGAAATCAATTTAAAAATAATGTATTATTTTCTAGAGCTATCTACACATATAAAAGTAAAATTTATGATTTTTCAAAGGGTTCGTATAAAGTAGCGGGTCTTAATGATGTAAAAGTTGATTTAACAGGTACGGTACTAAGCAACATTGCAACAATCTTTTTTGAGGACGACACAAAAGATACAAAATTTCAAAGTTATATAAAAGCTAAAGATTATGCGTTTACAGTCAGTCATGTTGTTCAAAATAAATATTCTGATTCTTTTGATGTTAATATTAGTTTGGATCAATTGTTTTCGGTGAATAGCGCAGGTACATCAGCTACATCGGCGATTTTTATAATTAATGTTGAAAATAAGTCTAGTAATAAAAATTATTATTTATTTTGTAGTTGTAATTTAGTTGCTAAAGGTGGGGCAATCATGGTTCCGTTCAAAGTTGAATTAGACAGCTCTGACAAACAAAATATAAATTTTCCAGAAATAGTAATAAATATCTATAGTTTATTACCTAAACCTCCTTCTGGTGGTGAAACTCAAATAGAAAGATCTATATCATTAGACTCAGTAATAGAAAATATATCATATCCATTTTCTTTCCCTTATTCTGCTCTTGTTTACAATTCAGTGAGTTCAAGGCATTTTAATAATATTCCAGTTAGATCTTACGATTGCAAGCTTCTAAAAATTAAAGTTCCAGAAAATTATGATGGCGAAGTCAGAGAATATACTAACAATTGGTCGGGTATTTTTAATAAAAATTTAATATGGACTAATAATCCAGCTTGGGTGTTTTATGATCTTTGTTCTAATAGTAGATATGGATTAGGAAAAGGTCAAATAAACGAAATAGATCTAAACAAATGGCAGTTTTTAACTTTATCAAAATTTTGCGATGAACTGGTTAAAACATATTCAAATAGTAAATATAATTCAGATGTATTTTCTTTTGATAATTCGTTATCAATACAAGATTTAAATTATAATTCAATTTCATTTACTGTAGCATCGACAGAAACATTAGAAAAACTGCAAGAAAGATATCCTTTTGGTTCTATAGTGTATTTATATGATTTAAAAAATAAACTTGATGAAGACATAAAATATAATTATAAGAAAATCATTTGTTCTGTCTCTAAGCCAACTAGTACTACAGTCGTTTTAAAACTATGTAATGATTTTGGTCCAAAAAAAATATTAGAACAAGATTTAAAAGGTATATTGTTTACAGAATTAATTAAATATTTAAAATCGAATCCTACAGAAAACGTTGAAGATAAAATTAAAATTTTTATTCTTAAATTTTTTCTTGGTATTACTGGCTTGAATTTGAGTTTTAAATCTCAAGATGTGGATGTCAGTGTGTCGCACATGAGCAAGAAAATATTTGATACATCATTAAACGTAAATAAAGGCTCTTGCGTGGCGAAACATGTTGGTTATAACGAATACTTAGAACCGCGTTTCTCATGCAACGTTCTTATAAATAATGAAAATGAAGGTTTGAAAACATTGACTGATCTTGCTTCTATTTTTAGAGGAATTTTTTATTTTAAAAATGGCTTGCTTAATTTAACTTCAGATGTTAAGCAAAATCCGGTTTATATTTTTACTAATTCAAATGTAAAAGATGGTTTATTTACATACGCTTCTGGAGATTTGAATAATTCTTTTTCAATAGCTAAAGTTCCTTATTTAGATAAAAACGATAACTTTAAAGATAAAATTATTTATGTAGAAGACTCTGATTTAATTAGAAAGTTTGGAGTAGTTGAAAAAGAGATTTTAAGTTTTGGTATAACGAGTAAATCTGAAGCTCAAAGAATAGGTAAATGGTATCTTTCTACTGGTAAATTGGAGTCTGAAATAGTAGGTTTTTCAACTGGCATAGAAGCAACTCAATTGCAAATAGGAAATGTTATAAGAATATCAGATAATCTTAAAAATGCTTCTATGGTTTTTGGAAAAATAACTGAATTGGATTTCAAAAATAACTATATATATATTGATAGAGAGGTTTCTGAAAATTGTTTGGGTAAAAGTGTTAAAATTTATTCTAGTGTAGATAATGTGGTTTCAGAATTTAATTTTTCAGTTCTAGAAGTGGATAATCATAATTTGCGTTTAAAAATAGTTTCTCATGCTTATATGAGTTGGTTTATTGTTAAATCGATTGTCGTAGAAGACGATGGATTGAAACTTACGGGAGGAGGAACTGGTGTCATTTTCGATAAAAAAGCTTATACTAATAACAGTTTTGTTGATGATTGTCAAATATCTTTTTCTGTTGTTTCTCCTGCGCTTCATGTTAGCGTCGTTGGTTTATCAACAATAAATAATCCAAAAGTAGATCAAAGCGACATAAATTATGGATTTCAAATCACAGGTGGAGGAACCGCTGTTTTATCAATTCTACAAAACAATACGCCGCAAAGTTTAATTGTGGCTGATAATAGCGTTAAAGAAACTGATGTATTAAAAATTACATATGATGGAGAGTATGTAAGATACTATAGAAATCAAACTTTAGTTTATGGCCCAGTTAACGTATTTACTACAACTAAAGGGAAGCCATTACACGGAGTCGTAGCGATGACTTATTCGTATACAGTAATTAAAAATATTCTTTTTTCAAAATATCCAGACGTAATATATGGTAAATACTCAAATTTAAGATCTGGCGTTAATTTTGCTATTTATATTAACGAAGAGGACTCTCAAAACGATTTGTATAAAATAATAAGCATAAACGAAGTTTCTTCTAATGAATATTCTTTTTCTGCAATGAAATACGAAGAAGAAAAGTTTAATATTATCGAAAACAATTCTTATGTAAAACAAAACCAAAGCAAAGAAAAACAAATTGTTTTTTCCAACGATAAAGTAATTAATGAAATTTTTAGTGATTCAGAGTTGGTAACTAATTTTAAAGTTTTTCCAGCTAATTATGAAGCAGCGGTATCTATTGATTATGATTATACTTTTTACATAGAAAAGCAAACGCTAAATGATGATTTTCAAAATAACCAATTCGAATACGCGCAAATAAATTTTATTCAACTATTTAATATTTTGCAAGATAGGGGCGCAAAAGATGTTTTTGGTATCATGTGTATAATCAATAGAAATGGAAAAAAACTTAGTTTTAATGTTTTAAAATCTAACGCAAATTTTATAACTGTCTTTTTAGGCGAAATTCAAGTAGGCGGTCAAACGTTTAAAACATCTGTAGATTTTTATGCGTTCGATTCAAATTATAAAATTTTTAACGTGTAATTAACTATATGGCTTTTATAGAAAATATTGATATAAATTATTCGGAACCGTTTTTAATAAAAAACTTAGTTTTTTCTTTCGATAATAATTTATCAACATATGATGCTAACCTTCCAGTTTCGACTTTTAATTTTGATAATTCAACGGTTTTGGTTAGTGGATCTTTAAGGCAAGAAAAAATATATTTAAAGTGGCAAACTGAAAAACCTATATCTAAAAATATAATTTCAGGTGTCGTTATAGACGATGGTTTTTCTGGATTTTTTGCTAATTATTATGATATAAATAGAAATTTATTATATCAAGATCCAGTACAATTTAACATAACAGAGTATTCAAAAAATACAAGCGATATTAAAGAAATTTTTACGCTTTTAACTGGGCAAAATAATTTAATAGATTTAAATCAGTTTTTTATTGATGTGGTTTCTGTTAGTGTTTCGGGGTTGTATAGCACTGGTGTTGCTTTAATAAATTTCCCATCATCAACTTTAAGTGTTTCTTCTATATCTGCGGGGACTTTTTCATCTTCATTTTTGTCTTTAGAATATTCTGATAAAAATTCTATAAAAAATGTAAATGTTTTTGTAACTAACGATTCAGATTTTGATTTAGGTAATGCTAATTACTTGTATAATTACACAGCAACTTTTCCAGATATTGATTCTATACAAATACCGGATTTGTTGAGTTTAAATTCTGTTGCTAATGTTTTTGATAATGCAATAAGAGAACCATACTATGTTCATTTATTGCCTTCAAATTATTTTGAAACAGGTGCCTTAATTACCTCTTCAGGAATAAAACCGTCCCCTAATACCAGCTTGCCAGAAAAAATTGAAAATATAACTGGTTATGTTTATTTCGACTTTAATGATAAGTCAAAAGATTTAAATCTAAATGCTTTTATTAAATGGGATTCAATAACTCAATCTCAAGATTGTAGTTTCCATATATTAGTGGAAGAAAGCGGTAAAAATAAAAATAAATACGATTACTTTTTACAAAATAGATCGATTGAAAATATAGGCGATTTACAATTTGGAACCGGCACAGGAATGAGTTCTAGTGGGTCTATTTTTCAAAATTATGGATCTTCGGGAATACAATGGTCTGATCATACGATATATGTAGATAATTTCGGTTCATTTCCTACTGGACTTTATGAAGAGTATTCGGGAGGTTTAAAATATATTACTGAAATTAGAGTGCCTTCTGGTAGTTCTAATAATAATGAAGTATTTTTATCTTATGGTTATACAGGTAATAACTCTTTTAATTTTTTACCTTCTGGGGGACATTATACTGGTACGATTTATACAGGAACGTATTCTGATTCTAGATACTTAACTAATACGTCTTTAAATAGTACGGGATTAACTTATTTGGGTGACTACAATACTGGTATTTGCATGGCAAAAAGAATAACTGGTTTTGCTGATTTTACTTATTCGCCTATTGATCCAAGTTTTATTTTTCCCGTAAACGAACAAAACGATTATTTTGTTAAAGTTCGCGCAATAAATAGTGATGAAGTAGTCTCAGAATTTTCTGATCTTTTTTATATATCTTCTGGATACGTAAATAACATAATAAATCTTAGTCCGTTAAGTGGTAAAAAAGTAATTGATGGATCTGGTGTTAGTGGATATATACCAAAATTCTCTGATTCGGATACATTAACAACAGGTACGTTGTATTATAATAGTAGTAATGATTTAGTATTTACTGAATTACCAACAACAACAACTTCAGAAAATTTATATAAATTAGTAGTTGAAGATAACATTGTAAAAAAACAATTAGATACAGGGAGCGGCACTTCTTTAATTGAAGAGTTTACAAAAGTTGGTCATGGTTTTAGTGTTGGTGATGTTATCGGATACGCAGGAGGGACAAATTATTTTAAAGCGCAAGCAGACAGCGCCGCAAATGCAGAAGTATTGGGTGTCGTTAAATCAGTAAATGGAGATACTTTTAAAGTAGTAATAGATGGATTAATAAATGGTTTGACGGGTTTGACTGCTGGGGCTATTTATTTTTTAAATGAACTTACTCCTGGGACATGGCAACCAGTTGAGCCTTCTGCCTATGGAACAATTTCTAAGCCGATTTTATTCGCGTTAACAAATACAACTGCAAATGTATTAACTTTTCGTGGTGTTGAAATTTCTCCTTTAAGCGGAACTTCTGGTTCATCAGGAACAAGCGGATCAAGTGGATCAAGTGGAACAAGCGGATCGTCAGGTACAAGTGGATCATCAGGAACTAGTGGAACAGCAACACAAGCAAGCTCTTTAGCTAAATATAATAATACCGCTCAAACAATACTTCCGAGTACAGATACTATAGTAGATTGGAATACTGTTGATACTGCAAATAGTCAAGGAAATACTGGTTTAACTTTTACTTCATCAAATAGATTTACAAATAGTTCTGGAGAATCTTGTATTGTAAATATTGATGGTTACATAAGCTGGGCAAATGGTGCAACCGCTGGTACTACTAGATCAGTATTTATAGTTAAGAATAGCGCCTCTCCTTCTCAACCAAGATACTCTTATAATAGTATTTCAGCCAATGATGATTATCCTGTAACACATTTTAGTTCAACACTAACATTAGCAAATAATGATTATTTTGAAGTATATGTTTTTCATAACGAGTTGACGTCACAAAATATAAATGTAAGAAACAATTATCCTGCTAGTAGAATTTTAATTACTAAAGTTGAAGGCGTAGAAGGTCCGTCTGGAACAAGTGGTTCTTCTGGAACAAGCGGATCAAGTGGTACAAGCGGAAGTAGTGGAACCAGTGGTAGCTCAGGCACATCTGGATCAAGTGGTACTTCTGGATCAAGTGGTACTTCTGGATCAAGTGGCACTTCTGGATCAAGTGGCACTTCTGGATCAAGTGGCACTTCTGGATCAAGCGGTACGAGTGGATCATCTGGATCAAGTGGTACTTCTGGATCAAGTGGTACTTCTGGATCAAGTGGCACTTCTGGATCAAGTGGCACTTCTGGATCAAGTGGCACTTCTGGATCAAGCGGTACGAGTGGATCATCTGGATCAAGTGGTACTTCTGGATCAAGCGGTACGAGTGGATCATCTGGATCAAGTGGTACTTCTGGATCAAGTGGCACTTCTGGATCAAGCGGTACGAGTGGATCATCTGGATCAAGTGGTACTTCTGGATCAAGTGGTACTTCTGGATCAAGTGGTACTTCTGGATCAAGTGGTACTTCTGGATCAAGTGGTACTTCTGGATCAAGCGGTACGAGTGGATCATCTGGATCAAGTGGTACTTCTGGATCAAGTGGTACTTCTGGATCAAGTGGTACTTCTGGATCAAG